CTTGACCACCTTACCGATGACAATATTGACGTTGATATATTTTTAGGGCTTTTAAAATCAGGCGATACTCTTATTATTCAAGACTCTAATGATTCTGCTAACTATCAAAATTGGTTAGTTAATGGCGCAGAAACAGTTTATCCAAATCAATATGTAACAGTACCCGTGTCATTAACAGACTCTGGCGGCACTGGAACAACTGGATTTGCTGGAAACACATCTTTGATTGTGGTAATTATTTCCTCTGGTACTCAAGGAACTACTGGCGCACAGGGAACCACAGGTGCCACTGGTGCTCAAGGTGCTACTGGGGCTACAGGAAATACTGGAAGCCAAGGAGCTATTGGCCCTCAAGGTACATCTGGAACGCAAGGTACAACTGGAACTCAAGGTACGCAAGGATTGATTGGTACAATTTCACCAGACGATTCTTGGTACTACGCGATACTCTTCTAAAGGAAAAGGATACAAATGGCTACATATACAACTAAGCAACTAGCTGCGGTAACTGGGCTAACTGCTACTGCGGCGACTCTTTATACAGTCCCTGCTTCTACCACCACCACTGTAAAGACTATCCTTTTATCTAACTACACAGCTACTGACCGTAGCGTTACTTTGTATTTAGTACCAAGCGGTGGCACTGCTGCTAACGGAAACAAGATTTTAGGCGAAGTTAACGTTCCCGCAAATACAACAACAACGATTGATACTGCTATCATTATGCCTACTGGAGCTTTCCTTTCTGGCCTTGCTTCAGTAACCACATCAGTCAACGTACACATATCGGGAGTAGAGATTAGCTAATGCCTGTTGCATCCGCGCCTATCGTATTAAACACCCGCTTAGGCGGGTTGTTTGTATACGGGTCTGGAGCAGATGGTGATGTAACTATCTCAGTCAATACAACTTTGACAAGAGATATGCAGTACAACAATCTCACTATTAACTCTGGAATTAACTTGGACCCAGCTGGGTACCGCATCTTTGTTAAAGACACGCTTACTTTTGCATCCGCTACATCTACAATTTCACGTTTAACAAACACCACCGCCATTGGCACTGTTGGTGGCGGCTCTGCTGTTGGCGCAAACGCCGTTAACTCATTGGGTGGAAACTCTGGAGATAAAACAGCAACTCAATTAGCGGCTGGTAAAGAATTTTATTATGACATTACAAAATTAATTTCAACACTTTATATTGATGCTACTACTGCTACACCAAGTTTTATTGCTGGTGGCGCGGGTGGTTCAGCAGGTGCTGCTGGTGCAACAGGAAATGCTGGAACAGCAAATGCTGGAAGCGCTGGCGCTGTCGGTAACTATACTCCTAACGCTAATACTGTAGGTTCTCCAGGAGGAAAAGGCGGAACAGGAACCCCTGGAACTGCGGGAACTGGTGGCGCGGGTGGCGCGGGAGGAGCTGGCGGCCCAGGCGGTGGAGTTGTTGTAGTTCTTGCTAAGACAATTGTTGGCTCTGGAAAAATTCAAGTAAACGGTGTGGCTGGTTCTGCTGGTTCTGTAGGCTCTGCGGGAAACGCGGGAACTGCAGGAACTTACGGCTCACCCGCCCCTTCTCTATTTGTAGATAGCACCGCAGCTACATATAACTCTCCAGTTTCTCCAGTAGCTAGCAATAACACTCCAACTTATACTTACACAGCGGGCTCTGGCGCTACATCTAACCCTAACAATGCTCCAACCTATACTTACACAGCAGGTTCAGGTGCTACATCTAATCCAAACAGTTCACCGTCTTATCCAGTAGCTGGTTATAACTATGTAGCTGGTTCTGGCGCTACATCTAACCCTAACAATGCGCCTACTTATACTTACACAGCAGGTTCTGGCTCTACTAATAACCCTAACAATGCTCCTACCTATACATATTCTGCAGGTAGTGGTTCAACTAATAACCCTAATAATGCGCCTACTACAAACTATAATTATGTAGCTGGAACCGCTACTGGTGGTTACAACCCAGGCGCTTTCCAAGGTTATAACTCCCCTACATATACTTATTCTGCTGGAACCACCGCAACTAACAACACTCCTACATATACTTTTACAGCGGGCAAAATACAATATGTCCCTGGTACTTTTAATGCAGCATATAATTCCGCTGCTTATCCTGTAGCAGGTTCCACACCAGGCTCGGGTTCTACCGCAAATCCTAATAACTCACCTACTTACACTATTACACCAGGTAGCGGAGCAACAGCAAATCCTAATAACTCACCTAAGTGGACATACTCAGCTGGTTCTGGCTCTACTACTAACCCTAACAGCTCACCTACTTATCCAGTAGCTGGTTATAACTATGTAGCTGGTTCAGGCTCTACTACTAACGCTAACAGCTCACCTACTTATACGTATTCTGCTGGTTCTGGCTCTACTACTAACGCTAATAGTGCGCCTACTTATACCTATACAGCGGGAACGGCTTTGACTTATTCGTACTCAGCTGGAACGGTTGCTACTTACAACGCCTCTGTTTTATATCCAGGTGGCGCGGGAGGGGCTGGGGGAACAGCAACTTCTGGTGGAACTGGTGTAACTGGCTCTGATGGATTTGTTGGCGGAGGCGGCGTTCTCTTTGTTATGTCTACCAGCGGAATTGGTAGCGTGACAACAAGTGCATCCGCGGGCGCCTCTGGTCAAGCAGGAACATCTTCGGCAGGTACCGTTGTAGTTATTAACCATAGTGTTGCAGCGTAAAGGACTGAGGTAAAATGGGTAAGTATGGTATTTCTTCTATTGGAGCCTCTACATCTGTAGCGGGCTTTACCGCCGTTCCTGATGAGATTTACGGCTCAGGTGCCGATGGCAATGTGACCGTCTCTTCTAATACAACTCTTACTAGAGACATGTACTACAACAATTTAACCATTTCTGATGGCGTTCATTTAAACACCGCAGGTTTCAGAGTCTTTGTTCGTAACTCTTTATCTTTATCTTCTGCCTCAGCCAACCAATCTACAACTAGCATTGGGTTAAAAAATGGGTCTTCTGCTGTAGGTAGCCTTTCTTCAGGTGGGTTAGCTGCCGTAACTAACGCTTTAGGTGGCGCTAGCGCTTCCTACACGGTTACCGCACCTTCCCCTGCGGAGTACTTCTCTTTGGCTAGGAACGCTGTGGCTGGTTACATGCTAAGCGCTTCCCAGACAACCCCTTTGTTTTTGAGAGGTGGCGCTGGTAATAACACTAATTACGGCGGTGGCGTAGTAGTAGTGTGCGCTCGTACAGTCACTGGGTATGGCACAATCTACGCGACTGGCTACACCACCGTAACAGGTGGTGGGGTTATCATTTATGTTTCTCAAAAAGCTAGAACAAGCAATGTAACTTTAGACGTTTCAGGGTACGCTTCGGGTACTACCAAGGAATTTATAGTATAGGAGTAAAATATGGCGTATGGAATGATGCGTAATGCCCACAATGATTTTTTAACAGAGCTTGATACCGAGTACCTTTATGACTCTGTTTTTGACACGTCTAAAAACTTACGGGATTCAAAAACAATTTTTATTGCTATACCTTGTTACAGAGACCCTGAAGTTTTAAACACAATAAAAAGCGCAATTTTAAACGCAAAAAATCCAGACAGACTTGTATTTGGCGTAGGTTTGGTATATTTAAAAGGGGATGAAAAATGGTGGGAGCCGCTTCTCTCTAACCCTCAAGTTAAGTTAGATGTTAAAGAAGCCAACGTAAAAAATATTGGGTTAGGCAATCAAAGAGCCGATGCCAATTCTTTTTACAACAAAGAGGATTTTTATTTACAACTTGATGCTCACATGCGTTTTGATATGTATTGGGATGACTTGCTGATTCATCACTATAACATCTTAAAAGGTTTGGGTGAAGAAAAGCCTTTAATTACAGGCTACCCCCGTTCATATGCCCCAAACACATACGATAACGTTTTAGGTCATTATCCTTACTACAACCCTAAATCAAAAGAAGACTATTTTAGACAACGGCGCGGTCATAACAACATACCTTGTTTTAGACACGGTTTAAAGCCCGCAAGATTTTTTGAAGAATTTGGGTTTCCACGCCACGGTGACCGTATATTTACTCGATTTGAGGCGCTTGCTTTATCTGTTGCGGTCTCCCCAGCGCAAATATTTACAGCTGGTTCTTTTGTAACAGATGTGCCTGCAAATAGAAAAATTATGTTTTTTGAAGAAGAACAGTATTATTCTATCCTTGGTTGGATGAAAGGGTATAATTTTTATGTTCCAAGAGTTACAGGCATTATGCATTTTTATTCAGAGGCTTTAGGTCAAGTTTTACTAAACCGACAAGATAGGCCACACCCAGAATATGACTTCCCTGATGTATTTGGCCCAGAGCAATACCAAATTAAAGACGCTTGTAAAGTGGTGTTTGACCCAATTAAAAAGTTAAAAAACACTAAACGTTCCTTTTCTGATTACGAGAACTTTGCTGGAATTAACTATGAAGCAAGGCGTATTAACTCTCCTGTAAATAAAATGATTCACAACTCTATAACCGAGGTTGTTAATTTTGGAGCAGAGCTATACACTTACTCTACAAATGACTACATTGATTGGATGTACGATGCGGATTACCCTTGGTATGAAGATGTTCAAAGGAACGAAACACAAGCGTAAAAGTACGCGCCCACTCTCAATAGAGTTTATTTGTGATGAAGAACGTTTAGATTTTGTAGCAAAACCTATACCTGCTGTAACTTTATTACCGCAATGGTACAAAGATATGCCTTCGTATGTAAATGGTAAAAAAGAATATACCGAAGGTACCTCGGGTACCATAAAAAAATGTATGCCAGTTTTTGATGCCATGAGCGCTGGGTACCTAATACTGTTTCCTTGTGATGTTTACGTGTCTAGAAACATTGATGGGTCACCCGCATTTAAATGGCCTATTGAATATAAGCTGGTAAACGAGCACAGTAAAGCTCAAGCGGAGACTTTAAAACTGCCAGAGGATAAATCCCCTCAACTTTTAAAATGGTCCAACCCTTGGAGAATAAAAGTTCCTGAAGGATGGAGTGTTTTATTCACCCAACCTATGCACAGAGATGACTTGCCTTTTACAATTCTTCCTGGGATTGTAGACACAGACCAATTTAAGCTATCTGTTCAGTTTCCTTTTTTATTAAATAAAGGCTTTGAGGGCATAATTCCTGCGGGAACTCCTATGGCTCAAGTTATCCCTATAAAGAGAGAAGAGTGGCAAGCCTTGTACTCATCTGTTACTGTAGACGCCTCGCACAAAAACCTTCAAGAACACTCTATTTATTTTGAAAATAGATACAAGCGTACTTTTTGGAACAGAAAGGTTTATAAATAATGTTTACTTTATCTATTGATTTTAACCAAGTTGTACTGGGTAAAGACCACCATCTTGTAGAATACCAACCAGCGCCAGCCGCTGAACACTTGCCTGATTGGTTTAAAAAACTTAACAGTGTAGAGGTGCCTTCTAAGTTTTTAACAGCTCAAAGCTGTAGGGGTATTTACGATGTAATGACTTCAGGTTACCTTGTGTTTTGGCCTATAGACGTTACAATTTCAAAAGATGAAAACAATAAATTGTTTATGAGACAAACTGGAAGAGATGACATGGAGATTGAAAGAGGGTTGTTTCACCCTCACACTCACTTGCAATTAGGTCACTACCCTGATGCCAACTTGTCTGCTCAAAAATTTGGTGTTGAAAAAGTTGGCCTTCCGTACAAAATGAAAACCAGTAAAAAAACAAGTTTAATGATGATACAGCCTCCGTATAGGCCTGAGCTAAAGACTGAAGTTATGCCAGGAATTATCGACACTGATAAGTTTTATAGCCCTTTAAACGTGTTGTTTACTATTAAACCTGTTGATTTTACCAAAGATATTAAGATTAGTGCGGGAACCCCACTTGCGCAATTGGTGCCTTTTGTAAGGTCAGAGTGGAAAATTAAGTACAATAAGTTAGATGAACAGTTAGACCAAACTACGCAAGAAAACCTTATGTTTATAAATAAGCATTATCAAAAAAAGCTTTGGACTAGAAAAGTATTTAAGAGAGAAGGCAACTAATGGAGCACACTGTATTAGCAACTGGGGTAAACCAATATCCTTTTTCTAAAGATTTAGCAAAAAGCATAGTTGAAGTGGCAAAGCAAATACCAAGTACTACTTGGAGTAAAAGCAGTGTTGGGCATGACGAAAACCCCGAACAAGAGATTCGTACAAGTAGAAGTTTTTCTTTCAGAGAGATACTTCCGTTTTGGGATGACGAAGTTCGTAAGCAAACTACGCCCGCTATAAACCACTACGGTTCAATGTATGAATCCCCTATCACTCAAGATGAGGGGTTTAACCTGCTTCATTATGGAATTAGTAACAAGTACGACTTTCACGCAGACTCTAGCTGGTCTATGTACAGAACTACATCTATTTTGTTGTACTTAAACCCTACTGAGTACTCTGGGGGAGAGACCTTCTTTAAGCACTTTGATATAAAAGTTAAACCAGAAGAGCCTTGTATAGTGGTATTTCCAGCTAATTACGCCTACCTGCATGCGGCTCTACCAGTCACTGAGGGGGAAAAGTTTATTTTGGTAAGCTGGATGAACGATATGCCAGCAGGCTTTAGCCCAGGTGTGATACATAGTCTTGCTACAATGACACGTAGAATCTAATTTTTTGGAGGCACCATGTCAGATACGGGTTTAGTTAAGAAGTATGCTGTTGTAAAAGACAACATAGTACTTCAAACAATTTATACGGAGCCAGGTTTTATGGAAACCCTCCAAGAAAACTCAATTATTGATGTTACTGATGAGCCAAACGCAGCAAACATTACAGAGGGCTATACTTACGATAATGGTTCGTTCTCACCGCCAGTAGCGTAAACCCTAACTAAGGGGCCTCATTGCGCATTGTCTCTACAAACTCAATTGCGCCTACCGCGTGTCTTATACCGTTTACAGCCCAAATTAAATTTAATTTATTTTTTTCAGCGTAGCTAATTGCCCAATTAATAATTTTTTGCTCTAAAGGCTTACCAGCTTCAGCTATCTGTAGGTATTCAAACGCCCCTTTAACTTGTCGTGTAAAAATTACATTAGAGTTATTTGGGCTCAGCCATTCTTCAAAATAAGGGTTCCGTCGCCATTCACACTCAAAAGATACACACGGGTTCTGTGGGCGAGTAGCGTATTCACCGCAACCAACATCTTTAATAACAAACGGGCACGGGTTTCCTGAGCCCATATTGTGACCCTTAATATTAGCGGTTAGGTAACCCTCGCAACATTTAGTACAGCCGTCACAAGATTTAGAGTTTAAAATGGCAAGTAGGTTTATCTCTTCCGCCAAAGCATCCTCCAAAGATAAGCCACAGTTGATTCAACTTTTTGTTCTAATTTTGCTTCTTCAGTCTCTACATAATGAGCCGTTTTGTACCATCTGTTTTCATGGGCTTTAGCAAAATATCTTGGGCTCATGCCTCTATGATACACCTTATGAAACCCGTTCTTGTTACTGGAGGCCTAGGGTACATCGGTAAAGCCACGGCAAGAGTATTAGAAGAACAGGGTTACCTGCCTATCCTTACCGATAAAAAAACAGGCATATCTACGGAGAACATCTTTAAACTTGGGGCCCTTATATATGCTTTAAAGCCTGTAGGAATTATCCACCTATCAGCTAAAAAGAGCATCAGTGAGTCTAAAAAACGCCCCTGGGCCTACTACTGGAATAACGTTGCGTCTACGGTCTCTGTGGCTATTCTATGTAAACTCTTTAACTTACCAGTTGTGTTTGCCTCTTCTGCGTCAATATACGAACCAACTAACCCCTACGCTAAAAGTAAACTAATAGAAGAACGCATTATTTCAAAGGTAGCGTCCTCCGTTGTGCTTAGGTATTTTAATGTGGGAGGCAAAGCGGAGGGAATAGTAGACGAGACTGGTCAAAACATCTTTGCTATTTTAAACGCTGCCTATAGTAAAAATCAAACTTTTACGGTTAATAGCCCAAAAACTACACGCGACTACATACATGTTTTAGATATAGCTGCCGCTAATCTCTGCGCACTGGAATACGCGCTAACCTCTAAATCCCCGCTCTTGACTGATGTATTTTCTAATACGCAACACTCAGTCCTTGAAGTCATTGCAGAGTATAAAAAGAACGGGGTCAGTATTAACCATGTGTTTGGAAACGTAGAAGATAAGACTATTTATCCTACAATAGACAATTTAAAGAGATTAAATTGGGCCCCTGTGTTTTCTTTTTTGGAAATAGTCTCTTCTGAACTGGTATAGTAACCGCATGAACTTGGTACAAAAATCGGTACAAAACGGTGGAAAATTAAAGCCGCTCATTATTCCAGCTGCTGATACTGGTGGAACTGGGTTAATGAACCCCTCTATCTTTATAGATGATGATGGTGACTTGTTATGTATTTTGCGCCATATTAACTACACGCTCTACCACTCTGAGAATGACCAACGATTCCCTAGTATTTGGGGCCCGTTATCCTACCTACATCCAGAGGAAGACCAGCGGTTAGTAACCGCCAATTATCTATGCCGTTTAGATAAAGACTTAAACATTGTTAACCACACTTTAATTGATACTACCAAGTTAGATGTAAAGCCTATCTGGACATTTGTAGGCGAAGAAGATGCTCGGCTAGTTAAGTGGGACGGTAAGTACTACGGCACTGGTGTGCGTAGAGATACCACTACCAACGGTCAAGGCCGTATGGAGCTTTCAGAACTTGAGATTGACAAGAAAGCTTGGACAGCTAAAGAAGTCTCTCGTATCCGTATTCCAGCCCCAATAGATGAGTCCTCTTACTGTGAGAAGAACTGGATGCCAGTTCTTGATAAGCCATTTCATTACATTAAATGGACTTCTCCAACTGAATTAGTAAAGGCTGACCCTACTGAGCCTAAGTGTGAACAAGTTCAAGTAACCCCAGGAAAAGTAGTTAACGCTGACCAGCGTGGTGGCTCCCAGTTAATTAAGTGGGGAGAGTACTACATTGCTATTACCCACGAAGTAGTTCTATTTAAAAACTATATGAAACAGAAGAACGGCACTTACCGCCACCGTCTATGCGTGTGGGATGACAAGTTTGTGTTGGTAGGAATATCCCCAACTAACTGGGCGTTCTTAGATGGGCAGATTGAATTCTGCGCAGGGGCCGCTGAGTACGAGGGCGACCTATTAATATCATTTGGTTTCCAAGACAACGCAGCTTTTATCCTTCAAGTGCCTAAGACCGTTGTAGATGAAATGATTGAGGAGGCACTTAATGTTTAAGGCTATTGACGACCTAATCATTGAACTATCTAAAGACCCCTTTAATCCAGTGCTTAGCTTTAACATTGCTGTTGAGTATGAAAAAGTGGGCCAGACAGCCGCTGCTGTTTCTTTCTACCTACGCACAGCTGAATATGGGTTTTATACTCACCCCGAATATGTATACGCGTCTTTGCTTAAATCTGCGCAATGCTTTGAACATCAAAAGAACCGCGAAAGCACTGTACATAACTTATTCTTAAAGGCTGTCGCGCACCTTCCTGCTCGACCAGAGGCGTGGTTCCTTTTGGCCCGATACTGTGAGCGAGCAAAGCGTTGGCAAGAGGCCTATACATTCTCTGAGACAGGCTTGATGTATACAAAAATTAAAGCCACCCCACTTCCTATCTGGGTGGACTACCCAGGCGAGTACGCCTTGAATTTTGAGAAAGCCGTTACTGGTTGGTGGGTAGGGCGCAAAGATGAGTCTTGGGAAATATTCCAAGAGCTGTTAAAGAAAGATATTGCGCACGGATATAGAGTTGCCATTATCAATAACTTAAAGTTATTTGAGACCAGAGAGTACATCGACCCACTAGAACCCGTAGTACTTAACTTCCGCAAGCACTTTGATAGTGATGCCCCAGTAATTATTGACATTGGTACCAGAGATGGTGATGATGCGTATTACCTTTATAAGAAATTAAACAGTACTAAGGTAATTGCTATTGACGCTAATGCTTCCGCTATTTCAGTTACTCGTACTAAGTACCCTTGGATGACCTCTATCTACAGTGCTATTACCCATGAAAACGGACAAACTGAATTTCATATTGTTAATGGCAAGGATAAAGAGGCTTCTGGTACTTCCTCTGTCTTTAATAAAGATAAATCCGTCAGCCCCGCCCCAGAGTACTATGCGGATAAAATACAGAAGGTAACGGTGCCATCTATTCGTATGGATACCCTCTTATCAAATTTGGGGCTTAACGATAAGATAGATGTTATCAAGGTAGATACCGAAGGGTACAGCTGGCAAGTCCTACAAGGTTTTGGAGATAGGCTCAAAGATGTTCGCCTATTCCACTTAGAGACTGAAAGGACCCCTGTACACGATGAACACGTTACTACTGAGAAGATTACTCAGTTTATGCTTGACAGCGGCTTTGCCCTTGTGGACACCTCATACGAATGGGGCTGGAATATTGAAGACCAAGTATGGGTCAATAAGGCGCTAGTAATCAGACACCCTGAGTGTTTTAACTAATATACCCCTACAAGGGCTCATTTATAAGGCATAATTTAGTAACAATCCATAAGGAGTTCTATGGCAACCGCGTATAAAGTTTTAGGTCAGCTGGCTAATGCCGCGACCACTCTAGAGTCTATTTACACCGTACCCGCTGATACTTCAGCCGTTGTATCTACCATCGTTATTTGTAACGCAAATGCTAGTGCTCGTACCTACCGTCTTGCTGTTATTAAAAGCGGAGATACTGTAGGCGCCAAATCTTATATTGCCTACGACGTGACTATCGGTGCTAATGACTCAACCGCTCTTACTTTAGGTTTGACTCTTGCTACTGGAGATAAAATTCAGGGGTATGCCTCAGCCGCATCTTCAATTTCTATGACTGCTTTTGGAAGTGAAATCTCCTAATGACAGTCCTACGGTTTAGTAATCGTAGCCGTGGGGGTAGTTTTCTAGCTGGTAGGACTTCTCAACAGGAGCCTGAAATCCCTACGAATGTCATAGCCACAAAAGTGGGAACTACTCAAACTGTTTCTGTGGCGTTTACTGACCCAGGTGCTTTAGCAACTTCATTTACTGTTACATCAAATCCTGGCGCAATAACTGCTACAGGTTCCTCTTCCCCTATTGTAGTTACTGGTCTTAACTATAACACTGCTTATACATTTACAGTTAAGGGCAGTAACACAATTGGCTTCTCTGCCTCAAGTGCCGCCTCTAACAGCATAACCCCGACAGCGGTGTAGCCATGACTATTTTGCGCTTTGGTAATGGTGTCGCTTATGAAAACTTTTTAGCTGGTAGAACTTCAATAATTATTTCAGGAGAACCTACTAATGTGGTTGCCACAAATGTAATTGGAACAAATTACGGCTCTGCACCCTCGGCTTCGGTGGCATTTTCAGCCCCTGCTTCAAATGGTGGTTCGCCTATTACAAGTTACACAGTTACATCTTTTCCTGGAGGAATAACCGCAACAGGTTCAGCTAGTCCTGTAGTTGTTACAGGCCTTACTTCTGGAACTTCTTACACTTATACCGTTACTGCTACTAATGCTCTTGGTACATCTAGCTCTTCACTGCCCTCTGCTGCTGTTACAGCAAGTACAAAGCCACAAGCACCAACTATTGGAACTGCTGCATCTATAAATAGCACTTCTGCTTCTGTAGCGTTTACATCAAACCAAACGGGTGGTTCGCCTATTACAAGTTACACAGTTACATCTAATACTGGCGGATTTAGTGCTACAGGTTCTTCTAGTCCAATTACAGTAACTGGCGCTTTTGGTGGCGGTTCTTCTTACACATTTTCTGTTACTGCCACAAATGCAAACGGTGTTTCGGCTGCCTCTAGCGCATCTAACTCAGTAACATTTGCATCTGTTCCTGGTGCTCCAGGTGCAGGCTCCGCTACTAATACTCCATCTGGTAGAGGTTTTAATAATGGAGCAGCGAGCGTCACTTTTTCAGCCCCTGCATCAAACGGGTCACCTATTACAAGTTACACAGTTACTTCTAGCGGAAACCACGTCGCTACTGGGTCTTCTTCTCCAATTACGGTTACTGGACTATCTTCTAGTACCTACTACAGCTTTACAGTAAAAGCTACTAACGCAATTGGCACGGGCCCAGATTCAGGTTCATTTGGTGCAGTCTTTGCTACTACCGCGCCTCAAAACCCAACTATTAGTCCCACACCCACCGTGCTTAGTAGTACAAGTGTATCTATAAACATTACCGCCCCCCCAGATGGTGGCTCTACAATTACTGGGTACACAATTACTTCAAGTCCTTCTATAGCTTTAAGCTATACCGCTACTTCTGCTGGAACAAAAACAGTGACAGGAAGTTTTGCCGCAGATACTGCTTATACATTTAGAGTTACAGCTACAAATGCTAATGGAGAGAGTTCAGGTTCGGGAACATTTGCCGTAACTCCAAACGTTTCTCCTCCACTACTGTACGCAACTATTTCTAATTTAACTTATACAAGAACTGGTTCAAGTACAGGTACCCTTTCTTGGTCTGGAAATTATATTGATGCTTACCAATTTACTGGTAGCGCTACTAACTACCCATATCCATATAACTATGGAACTTATACAGGAAGTTGGCCTGGAAACTTAGTTAATATGATTGGTGGTCAATCATACACAGTTACAATTGATGTTCGTTCTTACAACAACGGTGGTGGTTCTCAAACCATTACCTTTACACACCCTTACTTCTAGGAGGTAACGATGCGCTCATATACTCCTGGTGGTCGTTTTAGTGCAGACTTTGAAACAGACTTAGTTCAAGACGGTTACGATAAAGATTTAAAAAATCCTGTTGGAACTATGGTTGATTGGTATATATTTGACCCAGAAAACTCTACTAAAGACCCCATCTATGACACTGGTAATGAAGAGTACGGGCGTTCTTGGCGAGGCCCATTTAAGCTACCTATTATTCGGGCGATAATTACTCAAGGCCAAGTTCCTCAATCTGACCGTGGTTTCTACAATACTGACACTCTTCACTTAACTATCAATTCCCGCGATATTGATAATATTGACCCTAATGTAATTAATAACTTAGACCTTGAAAACCGTGGTCGCCTTGTATGGAAGAACCAAGTTTACCGCCCATATTATGTACAGCAAAGAGGTATTATTGCTGAACGCTTTACATTAGTAGTAGTTGACTGTACGCAAGTTAGCCCAGAAGAAATGGTTAACGATTGGCAGTTCCTGACAGCAATTGACGGAATTCCTCCAATCAGCAATCCAATTACTCCTGACTACAGCGTAGTTAACGGTATTCCTGGAACCCTCCTAGACGGTGGAACTCCTTAATGCCTTTTAAGTCCCAAGCTCAGCGGCAATTTATGTATTCCCAACATCCAGAGATGGCTAAAGAATGGGAAGATAAGACCCCTAAAGGGAAAAAGCTACCTGCTAAACTTAAGAAGAAATCCCCCAAGTCGAAAGGCAAGTAAATGTGCGCAACCTGCGGATGTGGTAAAAAAGGACCTATGAAAAAGAAAAAATCTGATGAAAAGCAAGACGCTAAAGCAATGGCTGGCATGAGCTCAAAGCAGAAAGCAGCTTTTGGTAAAGCTGACGCTAAGATGGACAAGAAGCCTATGTCTCGTAAAGAAGATGAAAAGAAAGATAAAGCATTAGCTAAGAAGATTAAAAAGAAGTAACGCTTAGGCCCCCGAAAGGGGGCCTTTTGCTTTATCCTTATAGAGATTCCATGCGGGAATCACAGTAGTACCCCTGCGTTATACCTTGCCACACTCCATTGGAGCCTGCCATGATTTTTAAATCAAATGCTCAAGCAGTTACTTCTGCTCGCATGGCACTAGGTATTTCAGCAACAGCTCGGCAGGAAGTAAGCCGATGAATCTTTTATCTGTTATTGCTAAAGCTGCTGAAAAAGCGGCGGATGAATACACAGTTATATTTCAAGAAAAAGCCTTAGAAGCTGGTTGGCCTCCATACTTAGTTAGTCAGATGTCTATCCAAGAAAAAGATGGCGAACTATACGTGGACTACCCAGAGGCTATATCTCTTCAAGTTGATAACTTAGAATACGGAACTCAGACTGCCGCCCCAAATTCAGTTATCCGTACTTTTTTAGATAAAGCACATACAACAAGCTTTTCTGACCTTGTTTACGCAGATGCTCTTTTATCTATGGGGGTGTTTGCATGACCTTTATTTTGGCGGAAGACGCCGCAATCAAATCTTTGCTAGCAGGTATTACCGTAACTGATGAGAAAGTTCTTACTGACCCATTAAAGGTAGTAAGTAAAAAATCCCTAACCTCTAATAGAATAACTTTGACTACTAGAGGAGCACATGGGTTTGTTGTGGGGCAGAATGTAACTGTCTCTGGCATAGACCCTATTTTTAACGGAACTTATCAAATTATTGCAGTTCCTAGCACTACTACTTTTAAATACGCAAAGACACATGCAAACGTTGCTTCTTCTGCCGCAAATGGCTCTGCCACAATTGGCGCTTTTAGAAATGTTCAAGTCTGGTTTGGATTCCCAGATGTTGAATTACGGGCTCAGACATACCCATATATGACAATAGATTTAATAGATGTTAAACCTGCTTTAGAACGTCAAAGCTCAGGAATGATGTATGACTCTGATAATCGGGGCACTATAACCCCAGTTCAAGGAATTACCTATCGGTATTCAATTCCTCTTCCTTATGATTTAGTTTACCAAGTAACTTCGTATAGCCGTCACCCACGACATGACCGCGCTATTATTCACCAGCTTCTACAAAAGAAGTTTCCTAGCCAATACGGAAACTTAGACGTTCCAAATGAGCTTGGTACAGAGACCGCAAAGCGGCATATGTTTCTCGATGGTTTCGTAAAACGAGACATGATTGAGGATGGAAGACGCCTATTCAGGAATGTCTTCACAATAAGAGTTGTCAGCGAAATGACCCCTATGGATGCTGATAATGCCCTATCCGCCGTACAAACCGTTCACATAAATCGTATTACAGATGAAATACCAAATGGTCTTACACCCGTTGCATACCTAACTCAAGGAGACTAAAAATGGCTGCATATCTACGCCCAGGAGTCTACGTTCAGGAATCCCTGAATCCAGTAGCCCCTGTTGTTGGAGCAAATTCAACATCCGTAGCAGCGTTTATTGGCGTTAACGCCCGTGGACCTGTTACACCTACACTCGTTACTTCATGGAGCGAGTACTTAAACTATTATGGCGGTTGGGGTGCAAATAACACTCTAGCTCTTGCTGTATTCCTATTCTTTGCTAATGGTGGAAGTCAAGCATACGTTCAACGCGTAGTTGCTGGCTCTCCTACTAAGGCAACTCGTACTCTTGTTGACTCATCTGGTGATGATAACGACACATTGACAATTCAAGCCGCTAACGTTGGAACATGGGGTAGCAACATTGCTATTACTACTCAAGTTTCTCCAGGTGCCCCAGACTACTTTGATTTAATTGTTTACTATGGCGGTACTTCTGCTGGTAACAAGGTTGAAACTTTCCCAAATCTTACAATGACATCAACAGACAACCGCTATGCAATTTCTGTTATCAACTCACAGTCTAAATGGATTACTGCTATTGATGAAGCTGCTGCTTCTACTGGCGCCGAAAAAAATCCAGACACTGTAACTGGTCAATCACTTGCTTCTGGCTCTGATGGAACTACTCCAACAGCAACTAATATTGCAACTGCAGTAACAGCATTTGATGTTGTTCCTCAGTCACTTATCCTTAATGCTCCAGGCGTTACTACAGACACTGCAGTAAACCTACTTCTTGATTATGCTGAAAGTCGTGGTGACGTATTTGTTGTTGTTGACCCAGGTGCTACAACTGTAGCAGCACAACTTACTCTAGCAGAAAGCTACAACGCTACTTCTTACGGCGCGGTTTATTACCCAGCTATTACTATTAATGACCCAACTAATACAACTCCAGGAACAGTTATTGCAAATGCAAACCCTGGTGGAGCTATTGTTGGAAAATACGCATCTACAGATAAATCACGTGGCGTGTTTAAAGCTCCAGCTGGTTTAAGTGTTCGTGTAGCAGGTGCTGTATCAGTGCCTTCATTAACAAACGCTAACTTAGATGCTATGAACTCATCTGCTGCGCCAGTGAACGCAATTCGCTTTATCCCAGGTTCTGGAATTGTTATTATGGGTGCTCGCACACTTAAGGGTGGCTACTCAGATATGTACATTCCAGTGCGTCGCAGTCTTATCTATTTAGAAAAGGCTCTTGTAGAACTTACTCAATTTGCTGTCTTTGAACCAAATGATTCAGTTCTATACCGCCGAATTAACGCAACTTTAAATGGTTTCTTAACTAAGTTTTGGACAGAAGGCGGTCTTCGTGGAGCATCTGCAGAGAACGCATTTTTTGTTCTTTGTGATGAAACCAATAACACATTGGCAACTGTTGAATCAGGCCAAGTAAATATTCAGGTGGGTGTTGCTTTACAGCGTCCAGCTGAGTTTATTGTAATCAATATCGGTCAGTTCGATGGCGGCGCAACCGTCACAGTGGCGTAAGGAGCCCAATAAAAGGCAACAAATATAGACCGTTTCTCGTCAATTGCGACAGTCCCGCTACGTAACTTTAAGTTTTATGTAGTTTTTAGCACATCACAAGGAGGAACCGCTGTAACTGATTTGACCACAGTAATTGGTGGCTTTACCAGTGTTACTGGTCTTGCTATTAATACTCAGTCAATTCCATATCGTGAAGGTGGCTACAACACCACTATTCACCAAATTCCAGGTATGACTACATTTTCTCCTGTAACTTTACAGCGTGGAACTTTGGTAGGAAATAAGCAAGGATTAAAGTGGATGCGTCGCCTATTTGCTGCGGCAACTGGCGAAGGAGTTGCTTTATCTGATGCAAATGGAAAAGACTTCCGCTGCGATGTAGATATTTACGTTATCGACCACCCTGCCAATATTGCAGATACCGATGATTTAGTAACCTATGCCAAGATGCACTTCCGCATCCATAACGCATGGATTACTACACTTCAATACTCCGACTTAAATGCTGGTGACCAAAACATTTTATTTGAACAAATGACTTTGGTACACGAAGGACTATCAGTTGGCTTTATGGCAAATGGAAAAGACTTAACCAAATCTGAAGGCGGAATTTAAACCCTACTCGTATTAATTAAAGGAGAATAAATCGTGACTGAATTAACTACTGACCCAAAGTTAGTAAATGCTGCAATAAATGAAGCACTAAAAGAAGAACCAGTAAAAATTAAGACCTTAGCCCCAACTAATAACCATGTGGACTTGCCTGGAGGGTATATCTCTCCAGGCGGTTCGCTGGCTAAATATGCAGAGGTTAAAGAGCTAACAGGATTAGACGAAGAAGCAATTGCTAAGTCTGGTTCTATTGGTAGAGCATTAAATACTATTTTGCAAAAAGGTCTAGCAAGTATTGGTGGTGAACCTGTTACTAGAGACGCGTTTGATGATTTATTATCTGCAGACCGTGATGCAATTATGATTGGTATTAGAAAAGTAACTTTTGGCGAAATTATTGACTACACAGCGGTATGCCAAAGTTGCAATTCTACTCAAGATGTAAAAATTGATTTAACTAAAGATGTGCTTGTAAAAGAACTTACTAATCCAATTGAAGACCGTAATTGGACTATAGAAGTAAAAGCGGGCTTGGTAAATGTGACTCTTCCAACTGGAGATGTACAGCGCAAGCTGATGGAAAACATTGATAAGACCAGCGCAGAAATGAACACCATACTTTTAGCAGGATGTGTTGTATCTGTAAACGGCACCACTTCTATGGGAGCGTCAACAGTATTAAAGCTAGGCATGGGAGACCGTGAAAAGCTTGTAGATGAGATTTTAGAAAAGAACCCAGGCCCACGCCTTGGGGAGGTGGTTAAAGATTGTGAGGCATGTGGAGAGGCAGTACCTACTCCGCTAAGTCTTATGTCTTTGTTTCGCTTATAGCGAATCAGATTACGAATACTTATTGGACCAATACGAAGCATTAACTCGAGCATTTTCAGGTTGGACATTGAACGATATACGCACAATGTCTTATAGAGAACGAAGTAACTGGCTTGAAAGAGCCTTGAGATATCCAACGAAGGGATAGCGTATGGTAACTAAAGACCCTAACAACACTAGCTCTTCCGTGTCTCAAAATATTTTGAACTCTACTGCCTATATGGAAAAGTTTAATGCCACCTTAGAAAAAACTTTAAAATTATCTAATGAAATTGCCAAAAGTTTAAATATTGGTGGTGCTGGTGGAGGGACTGCTGGCGGAGGTAATGCCACTGCTAATGGCGGTGGTGGAAATCTAACTACTAAAGGCAGCTTTAGTGGATTTGTGCAAGGTGTTAAATCTGTTGCATCTTTTGCTTTAGGTGCTGTAGGTGTTGCTGCTCAGGCAGCTCCTGGTTTACAAGAAACTCTTAACACTCAACTTCTTACTTCTCAAGCTAGATTTTCTGGTTTCCAAGGAAATGTAACCTCTGCTGTTCGTGGCGCAATGATGGGCGGAACAACAGATAGCCCATACGACGCTATTCAAGCAGTCTCTCAAGGAACTCAAGCTGGGTTACTTCCAGGTATGCCTGGATATAATCGAGTTTTAGGTGGAGTTGCTCAAGTATCAAACTTAACTGGAAGTATGAGTAGCGCAATGCAGGCTACTACTGCTTTAAATAGCGGTGCTTCTGTAAATAGACTTCGTATGTTTGGTATCAACGTTCGTAACGCTCAAGGTACTATGCGTAGTCCATCTGAAATTTTTAAAGATATTTATAATTTTGCTCAACAACAATCTGGTAAAAAGCTTACTAAACAAGATATTGCTATTGGTATGCAGTCTGGTAATGGTCTTGCTAACTTTATGGATTTTGTTGCTGGTGGAGATTCAACCCTTAGAGGCGCTTTACAAGGAGCTGCCCTTCAATACTCTGGTGGTGGGGATTTAAGTAAGGCTAGCTTAACTAAATCTGGTCAAATAACTGCAGCCTCAAATGCTCAAAGTGAGTTAAACGCATCTAAATTTGGTTTAACTTCTGCTGCAGCCCCTGCCATGTCAGAAGGTTTTATTGAAGGTGCTAAGTTACTTACAAAATTAAACGACGGATTTGCTAATTTAATTAAAACTTCAGATAAAGCCGCGTATGCCTTGAAACAAATTGCTAAAGCGGAAACAATTAGCGCCGACCATTTAGGTCAAGCTGGTATTGCAATGGCTGCTCTAGTAGCACAAGCTGTTGGTCAATTTGCTGGTTTTATGGCAGGTAAATTTGGCGGTGCTGGCGGAACTACAGTTGCTGGAGGCAAGGCGCCTGTTGCTGGTGCTAAACCTGGCATGGGAGTAGGGGCAAAATTAGGCTTAGGGTCAATTGCTGCAATTTTAGCTGCAATGGGATTAGATAAATTATTTGGCGATAAAGTAGGTTCCTCTACCAGAACTAGAGGTAAAGCTGCAGCTAGTATTGGCTCAAGTGCTTTAACTGGGGCGGCTCTTGGAAGCTTTATTCCAGGAGTTGGTACAGGTATTGGAGCTTTACTTGGTACTGGCTGGGGGCTTATAACTCACGGCGGAGACTTAATCTCTGGTGGTGGTGACGCATACGGAACTCAAGGCTCTGAAGCATCAAGTACTCCTGCACCAAGCACTGGGCGAGCATCAGGTTCTGTACTAGCTACTGCTGAGTCACAATTAGGTGTTCCTTATTCTTGGGGCGGTGGAAATAACCAAGGTCCTACAAGCGGTACTGGTAGAGGCGCTAAAACTGTAGGCTTTGACTGCTCTTCATTTGTTCGTTACGTAATGTCTAAATCTGGTGTTATTCTTCCTAGAACTGCTCACGAACAACAAAAATGCGGCATTAAAATTAACCCAAAAGACGCTCAACCAGGAGACTTATTATTTTGGGGAGACCCTGCTCATCACGTTGCCCTTTATGTAGGTAACGGAATTATGATTGAAGCTCCACGAACTGGTGGAAATGTTCAACGAGTCGGTGTTAACTTAGAAAATGTAACTAGCTGTTCCCGTGTTCTTAATGGTGTTACTGGAACTAGCAGCCTTCCAAACCTTAATGACCCACAAAGCACTGAAAACAAAACAGGTGGTGTTGATGGAGGTGGGATTAACGCAAACACATTAGGCGCTGGTAATAACCTTTTTGCCGCTGGAGACCTAGTTGGATATTCCCCAGAGTCAGCTATGTCTGGCGGAGCCGTATCTGGTTCTGGTCTTGGACAAGGTGCATCTACTGGTTCTGCTTATAGCTCCAACACAAACTCTTCTGCCCAACAATTTTTAGTTATCAATCAAAAAACGGGCCAATTAGAAACTCATTCCTCATCTACTCCAAATGTTGTTAACTATGGTGGTGTTACAATTACTGTAGATACTAAAGGCGCTCAAGTATCTGCTAAAGAAATTGGTAAAGCAGTCAAAGAAGAACTTAGCAAAATTGGTATATCATCAAAGGTGGTTAACAAATAATGGCTGTAAATAAACCAACTACTAGCGCTGCAGCAAACAGAAGCGCTTCTTACACTGCCACTAGATACAATACAATCACGCTGCAACTTGCAGATAAGTATGGTCACCCTGTTAATGCTGCTTCAGACCGTTTTATTCAAACTCCTGATGGCCTAGTTTACGATAAAAAATTTCCTAAACTTCCAGGTGTAAAGCCAGGTAAAAATGATGTAAACAAAAGTTATATGAGCAGTAAATTTTATACTATGCTTATAAATCGTCCTATACCAAAAGACTTTAAAGGCCTTCCAAAATTATGGGATGTTATTAAAACTCCGCCAAAAAATGTAACTAAACCAACGCCTCCGCCTCCACCAGCTGAGCCCCCAACTCCTGTCGTTATTGAGCCAGATTCAACCTATAAGTGGAACCTTCCCCCCCACACTTGGAGTCTTCCTATAGACCCAGGCGTTGTTAACTCTGAAAACTCAAAAGTAAAGCCTAATTCACACGGGTCTCGTCGTGGAAAAATATTTTTTGGACAAGGTTACGTTGGTCCAGATGTTCAAGTAACTGGAAATGCTACCGACAAAACTTTACAAGTTAAAGGCGGTAATGCTGCAAAAGCTCGTTATGGGTTTCAGTTTATGTGGAATCCTGAGACATTTAGCCAAAACACCTCAGTAAACACGAACATTACTCCAAGTGAAACTGACGCTACATCAGGTTTAACAGGTTTTGTTGCAGCTAACTCTACTATTAGATTCACTCTAAGATTAGATAGAACAAATGACTTTGCTAGTTTTAAAGCTAATAACTTTGGTTTTGGTGTACAAAATGAAAAATCTTTTGCAAATATAGACGCTGACGTATCTTCTCTTTATAGTTATTACTCTTCTGGTGGCCCAGTATTTAGCGGAGTAGATTTTGCCGCTAATATAAACTCAAAAATTAGAGATTTATATCTATACGGAACCGCTGCAGACTTAGAGTATTTATATAGAAGTATTAATGGAGATGGTTTTAATAAATTAGGACAAGATACTTCTGAAATTGGATACTTGCGACCTACCTTAGTTCGTTTGGATTTAGGGCCTCAAAAATATTTAGGAATTATTAGCAGTGTTGACGTTACTCATCTTGCTTTTACAAGAGAAATGATACCTATTCGTACAGACGTAAGCATCTCCATAGACCTACGCGCTGGAACTGGATACACAACTTCTGGTGTTGCAGGTAGCACAGTACCAAAGGGAGCAACCACCCCATGATTTACCAAAACTCTCGTTATTACACTCAACTTATTGATTATATTTCTTTTGATGTTAACACCAGTCAATTTCCTATTGTATTCTACGAGTTTGCTACTCCTGGAACACGAAGTTGGACTGACCATGTGTATTCTCAAGGGGAACGGTTAGATGCGCTGTCTTTTAAATACTATAACCGTTCAGACCTTTGGTGGTTAATTGTAGAGCACAACCCAGAAGTATCTGACTTTACTAATATAGTCCCAGGAACTGTGCTGAGAATCCCACGTGTTTAGTTATTTAGATATAAATTTTCCTACACTTGATGTGCCTTTACATAGAGCGTATGAATACACGCATACCCATGCTAGGTACGAGCATGAATTAGCCACCATTTACTTTTTAAACTGGGCCGTCCCTTCAGATTCTGTATCTTCTGGAACTCCTATTTCCGTTATAGTAAGTGGACTACACAGTTCTAGAGAATTTAATGGCTACATACATCACATTCAGCCAGATTTATCACCAAGTAAAAACTATGTAGAAGTAACTGTGATTGGCGCCTCTTATGTCCTTAAGCAACAAGGACAAAAAGTATGGACAAATGTAACGGCAGACGCTGTTGTCGCAGATATTGCTAAGAAGCATAAGTTTTCTTACATAGCTACTCCTCATCCACGTGTTTATCCACAGATTTCTCAGGCTGGAATGTCTGATTGGGAATTATTAGTTAAATTAGCTAAGCAATCGGGTTACTCCTTTAAAGCAGACAATACAACTTTAATATTTCAACCGCTTACTCAAGACTTTACAGAGTCTCGTCAACAAGCTAACTATTATGCGTTAGGTGGATTAGAGTCTAAATCAACTGGCATTTATTCATTTAAGCCGTTAATTGGAGAATCTATTCCGTTCGCTGATGCGCAAAAAAATACAATTTCTATTGGTGGTGTGGATGGTAATACAGGGGCTGCTCATGTCAATGCAGACCAAACACCTATAAAATCAACTCGCAAAAAATCAAACCCTCCAGTATTTGACTCTTACGCCACTAAAACAGTTGCGCCTACTTTTCAAACATCTAGATATGAGGCTAAAGCAGCTATAGAAAGAACTAGATACGCATATCGTGGCGAAGTGCACTTGCCAGGAAACCCTAAACTTTTACCAGATTCTCCATTATTTTTAGATGGAGTAGGGCCTAACTATTCTGGTTTTTGGACAATTTTGTCGGTAGAGCACACAGTTGAAGAGCAAATGTTTACTACAAAAGCGGTTGTAGGAACAGACTCTTTAGGACTTGCTGCTACTTGGACTGATAACAAAACAGTATCTGCTCCTGATGAAAAAGTTACTAGAGTAATATCTCCTGGAGTACGGCAAAAAAATATTGCTCCAAAAACAACATTGAGTAAAAAGGGAACTGGAGTAAAAAAGGGGAACGCGGCTCATTTTTCTCAAGCAAAAAATATAACTAAAGTTCCAGTAAAGGGAGAAGCTAGTTATAATTGGACAGGCTCTGGAAGAAACTTAAAGACTTCAGAGGCTGTTGACCCCAGACGACCTTCGTATGTTTTGTATAAATTGGCGGCACAAAATGTCAGATAATCATGTTTTTTACGGAATTTACAGAGGAGTCTGCGTAGATAACGCAGACCCACAAAGTAAAAATAGAATTAGATTAAAAGTCCCACAAGTATTACATACTAATGTAACTAATTGGGCATCTCCTTGTTTACCTGTGGTAATTAATGGAGCACAAAATGTTACTGAGGCAAGCTCATCTAGTAATACCAGTAGTTCGGGAACGCCCGCACATACGCATGGTATGTCACATACCCACGCATTAGTTTATGAAAAGCCTAAACAAATACCAGACTTAAACCAAGGAGTGTGGGTAATGTTTGAGGGTGGAGACCCTAATTTTCCAGTATGGATAGGAGTGTATTAAATGGAAAGAGCAATAGTTTTGCCGTTTTCTATAGACGAATCGGGGTCTATATATTCTTCTAGTGACCCTAAAAAAATATGGCAGAGCCGTGTAATTGCAGCCGTTATGACTCAGTTTGGCGAACGAGTTTTTAGACCTAGATACGGGGGCACTGTTAAATCAGCTGTATTTGAAAACCCTGATGAGGCTGGCGCTATTATTCAAGGACAAGTAAGCAACATATTTGTGTCTTTTTTGCCAGAATTAAAATTGGGTAAAGTGTCTGTAGTTATGGACCCTCAATTAGGTACCCTAAACGTTACAATTTACTATGCGTTGCCCAATCAGGATAACGACGAAGTTACCTTAAGAACAGGCTATATTTCCCGTTCTGGCGATATTATTCAGGAGTACTAATGGCGTCTAACTATGTTCCTCAAGTAGACTTTACATCCCGAGATTACTCGGCTATTCGTGATGACATTATGGCGTTAATTCCCATTTTTTTGCCTGAATGGACTAATACAGACGCTTCAGACTTTGGTATTACTTTAATTGAACTGTTTGCCTATATGGGAGACATGCTTAATTATTATATTGACAGAGCCGCTAATGAAGGCTTTATAAGTACCGCAACTCAACGCAGTTCTGTGCTTTCTATCGCTGAATTATTAGGATATTCACCAAGCATGGGTGGGCCAGCAAAAGCTTTGTTAACGTTTTCAAATTTTGGAGACGAAGCTGTAGTAGTTCCTGCTTTAACTGAAGTGGCAACTACTACCACAGTAAACGGAATTACTACACAGATAATCTTTGAAACAGATGAGGAAATTGAAGTTCCAGCTGCAACAGGCGCTACACCAGGCCCTGCAACAGTATTTGCAACACAGGGTGAAACTGTTGCTGAGGAACCTGTTGGAACTTCTACGGGAAATGCTTATCAATCATTTTCTTTATCTAGAAGCCCATTAATTAATGACAGTACGTATGTTGTTGCTAATGGTGTTGTGTATACCCGTGTCGAGTACTTGATTGATTCAAATGCAAATGACCCTGTGTATACAGTGTCTACTGATGCTGATGGAATTTCTACTATTAATTTTGGCGACAATATCAGTGGTCGTATCCCTCCAATTGGTCCCATAGTAGTTACTTATCGTGTTGGCGGTGGCGCTTATGGAAATGTTGGTCCAGGAACACTAAGATATATTTTAAGTGACACAGTTGTTGGAACAGTTCGCTGTGACAACCTTAACGCAGCTTTTGGCGGGTATGATGCAGAGTCTACCGACAGCATCCGTTATAACGCTCCTTACGCCCTTACCGCATTAAACAGAGCAGTTTCTTTAAAAGATTACGCTGCTTTAGCAATTCAATTAAACGAAGTAGCAAAAGCGGTTGCTGACGCCACTTCTTTTAACAATATTACTATCTATATGGCTCCTACAGGAGATGCGCAGCTTGGAACTCCTGGCGTAGATGGTAACGGAGACCCTTCAGATAGATTTAATGCTGTTGCTGATATCCTCCTTACTTTTTTAACAGATAAAGCTCCAGCAACTACTACTATTACTATTGTTGAGCCAACTTATGTGCCAATTGACGTATCAGTAACAATAAACCTTCTTCCACAGTATCGTCAACCTGTAATTTCTACAGCAGCCGATTCGGTAGTTAGAACGCTTCTTGATTTTGATAGCACAGTGTTTGCTGAAGAATTTGTTATTCAATATTTATTAGCAGCCTTATCTACAGTAGATGGAATTTCGTATTCAGAAGTTACTTTATTACGTCGCTCTAGCTCAGTGTTTACTGGAAATATAACTTCTGGGAGCCCTACTATTGCAAATGTTTCAAATTTTACTAGCCTTCAAGTTGGTCAACAAATTGCTGTAACTGGAGGAACTGTAACTATTCCTGCTGGTACTACTATTTCAGCAATAAATAGTGGAGCAAGTACTATTACTTTATCTGCAAATTGTGGCGGGTCTTCTTCTACCACAGGGGCAGCATTATCAGTAATTGGAGTCAATTCAATTATCTGTAACACAAATGAAATTCCAAAAGCTGGAACAATAACAATTACTGCCTCTGGCGGAATTACACAGTAAGGACATATATGGCAGCCTATTACCCATCCGCTATTGCTCCGTTTATTCCAAAAGTAAACGTAGTAGACCTTATTCAAGCGGCAGACCCTAACTCTATTCAAGATGAAGTGGTTGCTATTGAATCTGTTATTGGGCTTAACCCAGCAACTTCTACTGCACCTTCTTCAAGTGGAACTTTTATTAGCTCCATTAATAACTTTTCTACTATAAAAGCTCGCCTTGAAAATATTGAAACTGGAATTGTTGCCGATACTCATACTCAATATGTTAAAAGAGCGGGTGGAAGTGTTATTACCCCTTCTGCAATTTCTGTAGTAGGTCTAAAAGTAGAAGCTGTTTCTGGTCAAACTGCGGATTTACAACAGTGGAAAGACTCTTCTGGAAACGTAGTTAGTAGAGTAACTGCTAATGGTGTTATTTCAATTAATAACGCAGAAGTTGTTGGTGGAGTACAACGTGATTTTGTCACAAGTTTGTTGCTAGGTGGAATGTAATTGTCTAAATACGGTATTGATTACTATGGTGCTGCGTACTACGGGGCCTCAGCTCTTGTAGAGTTTGACGCGTCTCCTTTTGTAGCCAAACCGTTTGACCATCAAGCTATTCAATTAAGCTGGAGTACTCCAACTGGTGATTGGAGTTACCTGCGGCTTGTAAGAAGCCTTTACGGGTTTCCTATTTCAGCTGATGATGGAGATGTGCTATTTGAAGATGAGATTGATTCATCTCGTTCTGTATATTTAGATACTGGACAAGTTCCAAATATTGTAGGTTTACAAGAAGGCTCAGTCTATTATTATAGTTTATTTGTAAAAGAAAACCTTTACAATAGTTGGCAGTTAGCTGGGTATGCTATTGGTACTTCCGTTAAAAATTTTAACGCGTCTTCTTTAATGTACAACTACTTGCCAACTATTTTAACTTCACAAGTTCCATACGACTCATCTGTAGAACAAGATAACGATGTTTTAAAACGATTTTTAGATTTGTTTGGTTTAAGTTTAGACATATATAAAACAGATGCTGAAAACGTGTTATCTAGGTACAACATTAATAAAGTACACGGGTTGTTAATTCCTGCTTTTATGAACCAATTTGGTTTGAGATACGAACCAGAACTAGGTCTAAAACAATCTAGAATTTACTTAAGAAACGCTATTCGTTTATACCAGACTAAAGGTAGCAAAATTGGTCTTGAAGAATACATAAAAGCATATGGCGGTTATGACAACACTGTAACTATGGGTCGTAATTTAATGCTTGATTACAACGACTCTTCTTTTGAAGAGACAATTGGTTCTTGGGCTTCGGTTTCAAACGCAACACTATTGCAAGTAGCAACCAATCCCGACGCCGCAGTACCTGCCTATGATGAACCTTTATCTCAATCTAATTTTCAAAATCTTCAAGCAGGAATTCTTAAAGTAACTGCTACCGCTAGCGCCACTACAGAAATTAAATTAAGTGGTGCTAATGCTCGTCAATATGGAGTTCCAATAACTGCTGGGCTTGCGTACAGTTTAAGCGGGTACTCAAGGGCAGCTACGGCAACACGAAGTGTTAGTGCAGCAATTTCTTGGTATACAAAAGATGGAACACTTATTTCAACGACTACATTTGGTACTGGAGTAACTAACTCAACTACTGGCTGGACAAAAGTGTCTAAAACAAATGCGGTAGCTCCTGCTGACGCTTACTATGCGGCCCCTCACTTTAAAATAACTAGCACTTCATCCGCAGAAATACACTACTTTGATGCAGTTCAGCTTGAACAAAATACGGTAGCAACTTATTTTCAAGAAGCTAGACAACTAGAGCTTACTTTAAAAGCTACTCGAATTAATGAACTACTGAACCCAAACTTTGAGGATACCTCAGATAATTGGGTATTTACTAACTCTACTACTCTACTAACAACTGTGGAAGGAGATTTTCCTAACGAAGACCCTTCTGTACCAATTAGTGGTGGAGCTTTGGAGATGTACGCCTCCGCTGTAGGCGAAGTAACAATGACATCAAGTTCTATGAATATTTTTGCGGATAATGATTATTCGTTTAGTTTATATGTTGCTACATCGCAGGCAACTACCTACGATGTTGTTGTTGGCATAACTTGGTACGACTCTAGTAACAACCTTATTAGTACTGTTGAATCTGACCCATTCACTATAACCACTTCTTTTTCTCGCCCATATGTAACAGGGGCGGCACCTACTCAAGCCGTAACTGCTAAAGTGTCGCTGTCTTGGACAGCCACTGCAATTAATGATGAGATTGCGGTAGATTCAGCTTTATTTGAAAAATCTTCTTTTGTGAACTCTTTTTTTGATGGTTATAACGGAGTATCTCGTATAACTGACTTATTTTGGGAAGGAAACGCCCCCAACGCAGGACGTAGCCATTATTATAAAAACCGTTTTGCCGTGCAGAGTCGCTTAGTCGATACTATCCCAAACTGGACTACTCACGGCACTACTTTTGAATTATTGCTAGCCCAACCTGATTAGTAGTACGATATGGTCATGTTGACCTTAGTTCTTATCTCTTGTTACACCGCGTTTTTATTTGCGGTGGTAAATCAAATCTATTCTATGTTTGAGGCTATTATTGACCTACGAGCAATTCGTGCTATTACTTGTCTGGGTATTTCCGCTTCTGGAACTGCTTTAGCAAATGTATTGGGGGTGAAAGATTTTATTATTCACAGCGTTAGTGCTGCTTTTTTGGCTTCTCTTTTGGTAATAATTGCAGAACGATTAAATACCTATCAACCCGCCGTAATTCGTGCAATTGGCACAGAACGGTAAAGTCTGTATAAGATGACCCTCCATCTATAAGGAGGAACTATGACCGACCCATATTTTGTTTTGGTCGCGGGTAGCGGAGAGACCAGTAGAGCAAATGTAGAGGCTCTAATGGACGACCACTACTATGCACACGGTGCTAATGGAACTTTGGTATTGCCGTTTGAAAATAAGCCAAGCCAAGGACAAATTTATGCAGCCCAGTTTGCAAAAGATAAAAACAAAGCAATTGTTATTTTCTGCTATGAAGGCGCAGAAACAAACGCCATCACTAACACGGCTACAGTTACTAGGACAGCCGACCCTGTTGCTAACGCTATTACTTTAATTAGCGGTAAAAATTCTTCAGCATTTCTTTTATGGAATGATGAAGATGAGTCTTTACTTCAAACAATTGGTTGGTTAAAACAAGACAGCGTTGCTTGCTTTGATTTAACTGATGGACTACTTGCTTTAGATACCCCACTAGAAGCTGTGGGAAAGCCTGTAATGCCAGTTATGCCAGAGATTGAAACAACTACTTCAGAAGATACTTTAAAGGCCGTAGAACCAGAGGAAGATGAAGAAGAGTACGAAGATGAGGATGAAGAAGAGCTAGATGATGAGGAAGCGTTAGAGGAAACCGAGGATGTCTTGTATGCCGCAATTTATGAGATATCTAAAATTATTGCCGAATCAGTTTATGAACAGTTGAAAGAAAAAATTGCGCTAAAGGAAGATAAGTGACACTATCCCTCAGAGCATGGGGAGCACTGGTTTATCTAGTGAACAGCGACGCAACTATTAGCGCCGAAGAACTTGCCCGTAGATTTAAAGAAGGTCGCAAAGCAATCTTGCCTGCCCTTCGAGAACTACGAGATGCTGGGTACATTGTTACCCGCAAAGAACGCCTAGGAAGCTCTTGGGTTACGGTTTCTTATGTTACCGAAAAGGGGTTTCGGGAGTCCCTTCTCGGGAGTCCCCAAACAGCACTCCTGTTACAACAGAATAGCTATATAACCCAATATGCTAATTCAAGTAAGAAGTATTACGAATCCACGAATTTCATTCGTGAGGAAGGTTTTGAAATGGGATACGAATTCTTTGATAAGACCTCAAGCGAAGATGACGAAGTGCGCCAAGCTCGCGCCAAAGCACAGGCTGAAAAAAATGCGGAGTACGAGTCTCTAAAAACCGCTGACCAGCAAAAGCGTTTTACCGAGCGTAAAAATCGGGCCCCAAAAGATTGGACTGTCACAGATGTTAGTTTTGAGTTTGCTAACCGCCTTCATTCTCTGTGGCATATCAAGCCTTGGAAAGTTACCCGTACTAGGTTTACTCAGGCTTTAGGTCAAAACCGCAAAAAGTTTGAGACCGATGGCGCTATTGAACTTGAGATGTTAAACCTGTTTTTTTCCTCAATGGACTTTACCAAGTACAGCGATGCGGATGCCCTATGGAAAATTTTTATTAGCCGATACTCAGAACTTGCGTCTCAAGCCAAGGTTCGGTTGACTACGCCCGAGGAAATAGCCACGGCTAAGGTACAGGCCAAGGATTCTTGGAAGGGGTTGTAATGTTTCAACTATCAGATTTGAAGATTAGGCGCCGTGCGTGGGTTCAGGCAGCCGCTATTCCCAAAGCTCGTCTTGGTTGGGTCTTAGCTGACTGTACAGATGCCCCTGTAGAGGCACTGGATGACATTAGGCGGTGGATTAAGGGCGCCTTGGATGGAAAGATTATCCTTAAGGCTGGCAGTCCTCATTGTGGGCGTGGAATCCTTTTGTACGGACAGCCAGGAAGGGGTAAAACTACCCTTGCCCTAGCCGCTATTCAAGAGATGATGTTGGAGTTCCCACTAGAGGCATTTGCCCCTTCAGAGGGCAAGGTTCTTATCCGCCCCTGTTATTTTGCCACTTTTAACAAGGTATTGGATTTAAAGGGCGCCTTAATGGATAACCCCAGTGAAGCCGAAGAAATTCTTTACGCAGGGATGCTGGGTGAGTGCCCAGATGATGCTTACAACATCCGAGTGTTGATTATTGATGACGTGGGTAAAGAGCACTCAAGTTTGTCTGGTTGGCAAAAAAACATGCTTCATCATGTTTTACGCACACGGTTTAACAATGGGTTGCCTACTATTGTCACAACTAATATCTCTAGAGATAATTGGGCTGCTACTTATGGCGACGCAACTGGAAGCTTTGCCAAAGAAGCGTTTGTTTACTCCCCAATTGATGACGGTAGAGATTTGCGATGATGGAGGAAGTAATGGATGACCAGTTAAAGCTGATTCAAGTTTTCTTGACTCAGGGTTCTGTTCCTGGGCCCAGTGTCTATGAAGTCAGCCAAACAAATGACAACACTTTAGTTTGTACTTGTCCTGGTTATCGCGGACGTGGTTCTTGTAAACACGTTAAGTTTGTTAGCGCTAGGATTGAAACTAACGATGGCGTTTACCCATTAGAAATTACTTACAAGGCAACTCTTGAAGATGCTACAAAGGCTAGACAGTCTAATAAAGACTTTAGAGACTTCGTACTGAAGTTTGGAAAAATAGAGGTCGTGTAGCAAATGCGAAAAGGGGATATAAGCAATGAGTTACCAAAGAGAGTTGTTGTAATTGCCGACACGTTTATTGACTACGAAATTTCTATTAAAAAGAAGTTAAAGATACTTCCAGTAGTAAAAAAAGACGCCAAGTTAAATCGTTCTTTGTTAAGCAGACTGTACTTATTTGCGCAAAGAGTTGGTTACACTATGGAATTAGCTTCGTTTACTATGAACGAAGAAGAACTAAGTATAGTTATAGATAACTTAGACCACATGGGTACTAACCCTTTCAGATACTTTACCGCTTACGAATCTATAGAGCATTTGATTAACGAGTTGCCGTATAGACCAGAGGTGGTTGGCGTGTTAGATTTACCGACTAGATTGCTACGTTACGGACACTGGGGATTGGACTTTAAACAGTTATGAATAAAGAAACGCTGCTTATAAGTAAAGCCATATCTGACCGTGACTTAACTCCGTTATTTAACCGCAAAGTAAACGACAGTTGGTTTCCAGATAATGAAGACCGCAAAGTATGGAGCTTGCTTCACACTCACTTTACAAAGTACGGCGAGTGCCCAAGTGTTGAAGTAGTTAAAGAAAATTTCCCCTCATACAAACTTGCTGACTCAACCGACAACATTGAGTACATTTTAGATTCGTTAGTAGCAGGTCGTAGGCGTTCATCCGCTGTAGCCATGATTGGTGACGCAATTGAACTTATTGAAAAACAGCAAGACCACGAAGGTGCGTTGCTTTCATTACAACGCGGAATTGTAAAGTTAGATGAAGATGGCCTTAGTAAGACCAGCGATGTAAACGTTAAAGATGACCCGTTAAAACGTTGGGATGATTATTTATGGCGCAAAGATAATCCAGGGTTACTTGGAGTTCCTACAGGATTTCCTACTATGGATGCTGCTACTGGCGGATTACAAAACGGTCAGTTAGTTGTAATTGTTGCTCCACCAAAGACTGGTAAGTCAACACTGGCTTTACAGATTGCTCAGAATGTACATATGTCTGGCAAAGTTCCAATGTTCCAATCATTTGAGATGAGCAACAGCGAGCAGCTGTCCCGTTACGATGCTATGCGAGCTAGAGTTTCGCATACTCGTTTACAGACTGGTTCATTAACTACAGAAGAAGAAGCGCGGTACAAAAGAATTCTTCAAGGCATAGAACGCATGCGAGAGAACTTTTGGTTGATTGATTCAGCACAGGGCTCAACTGTTTCAGGTATAGCCAGCAAGATTCAAACGCTACAGCCCGACATTGTTTTTATTGACGGTACTTATTTAATGATTGATGAGCAGACTGGTGAAGCTAACACTCCACAGGCTTTGACTAACATCACTCGTTCTTTAAAGCGATTAGCTCAACGAGTAAACAAGCCAATTGTTATCTCTACCCAGGTATTAAATAACAAGATGCGCAACGGTCAAGTAACCGCAGACGCTATTGGTTACTCATCCTCATTTCATCAAGATGCGGATGTTATTTTTGGCCTTCAACGTGAAGATGAGAACGTTGATGACACTCGCTTGTTAAAAATTATTGCTAGTCGAAATTCTGGGCCAGCAGAAGTATCGTTACTTTGGGATTGGAACACAGGGCAATTTAGAGAGATTGAGGCGACGGACTACTAATGACTATTGAAGAGATGGAAAATGTTTTAGACCGCTTAGGTATAGAAATTATTAGCGTTACTGGCGATGAAATTAAAGCACACTGTCCAGCTCACCTTAGTAGAACTGGAAAGATAGACAACAACCCTTCGTGGTCTATTAACGCAGATACTGGGGCGCACAACTGTTTCTCTTGTAAATTTAGAGGCAGCCTTCAGTACTTAGTTGAGTACTGCCAAGGTGTGGGGTTTGATGAGGCTAAAGTTTGGCTTAATACAGGTGAGCGCAACTTAAGCAGGGCATACGAGCGTTTGATTACGCCAACTCCCATAAATAGTGAATCCAATCCAATTACGGAATCTATGCTTAGCGCTTTTGTTGCCCCACCTAAAGAAGCGCTGGCTTCTAGAGGGATTACTGAAATTGCTGCAGATTATTATGAAATTTTATGGGATGCCCAGCATGAGAATTGGATTACCGTAATTAGAGACCCGTATACAAATCATTTACTTGGCTGGCAAGAAAAAGGTTACAAGGGCAGGTACTTCCGTAACTATCCAGTAGGGGTGAACAAAAGCACTGCTCTCTTTGGTTATACGCAAAATAGTGCGGATGAAATGATTGTTGTTGAGTCTCCGCTAGATGTAGCAAGGTTAGCCTCAGTTGGCATTTTAGGTGGCGTAAGCACTTACGGCTCTGCGGTATCTAATTCACAATTAAAACTAATACGGTCTGCCGACAAGGTTATTTTTGCTATGGATAATGATGAAGCTGGGCGCGTATCTTCAAAGGCTCTAATGGCATACGCTAAAGAAATGCGTATGGACTGTTGGTTCTTTGATTATTCTAGTACAGACATGAAAGATGTTGGCGGTATGAGTAAAGCTGAGATAATCTATGGGCTTGAGAACGCCAACCATTTGATAAGGGGAAAGATATGACAAGTAAAAGTTTTCACATAGAGCACAAATTAACATTTGTTGTTGGATGGGCACTTCGTTTTGGCCTTGGGTTTTCTATAGATAAGTACTCTATGACTATGGACTTAGGCCCATTTTATTTTGCGGTGGAGTGGTAATGATTATCGGATTATCTGGATACGCCAGAAGCGGTAAAGATACTTTGGCTGGAATGTTAATAGGCCTTTACGGGTATCAAAATCGCGCTTTTGCAAATCCAATTCGTAATCTTCTATATGAAATGAATCCGCAAGTAAGAGACGATTGCAGAGTTAAAGAAGCTGTTGATACTTATGGTTGGGATGAAGCAAAGGTTAAGTTTCCAGAAGTCAGAGCCCTGCTTCAAAATTTAGGAGTAGGTGCTCGCACTTTGTTTAACGACCAGTTTTGGGTTACACAAGGTTTGGCTGGAGTAAAAAACGGCGACAAAGTTGTTATCACCGATGTTCGGTTTCCTAATGAAGCAGAGGCTATTAAAAGTTTAGGTGGACAAGTTTGGCGTATTAAAAGACTGGGAATTGATGCTGTTAATGAGCATATATCCGAAACAGCTATGGATGACTACCCAGTAGACCAAATCTTTATTAATAATGGCACTGTTGAAGACCTTATGGCTTTGTTAAAAACAAGAATGAGACAGTTTGCATGACCTTTACAGGAACTCTTTTGCCCTACCAACCAGAGGCGGTAGAGCGCATGTGCGAACGCCAAAAGATGTTGGTAGCCTATGACTTAGGGCTTGGCAAAACTGTTCTGACTATTGCCGCTGTTGAAAGACTTATGGATTCAGGCGATATTAAAGAACCAGGATTGGTAATATGTCTTAGCAGTCTAAAATATCAATGGTCTAACCAGATTGAGAAATTTACTAATGGTACTTCAAACGCTTTGGTCATTGATGGAACGCCAAAGAAAAGAGCAGAGCAATACGCTAAAGCACAGGACTGGCGCAACACCAAAGTGGACTACATCATTCTTAACTATGAGCAAGTTGTTAACGACTGGGAGTTTGTCAAAAAACTCCCAAGAGGATTTGTAGTTCTTGACGAAGCCACAGCAATAAAATCTTTTAGGTCAAAGAGAGCTAAATACACTAAACGCCTTGCTGATGCCCCCTTTAAATTTGCTTTAACTGGTACCCCAATTGAAAATGGTAAGCCTGAAGAACTATTTAGCATTATGCAGTTTGTAGATGACACGGTACTTAGAAAATTTGATAAATTTGACGCCACATTTATTGTTAGAAACACTTGGGGTGGAGTAGAACGATACAAAAACTTACCCGTACTACACGATAAGTTAAAAGAAGCGTGTGTCCGTAAAGCACAAAAAGATGCTGATGTAGCTCCGTATCTTCCTGACGCTATTCATAAAGACCCAATATTTGTAACCTTTGATAGAAAATCAGCAAAGCTATATTCAAAAATTCAAGATGATTTATGCCGAGATTTAGATGAAGCTCAAACTCTTTTTGGTAGTTCGTTTAACATTTTGTCTCACTATGGGTACGACAACTCTCGCAATAATGGTGAAGATGAGATGCGCGGAAAGATTATGTCTAAGATTGGATGTTTAAAAATGCTGTGCTCGCATCCTGACTTGTTGCGTACTAGCGCACACAAGTTTGGACAGGATAAAGGTCACGGGTCTGCTTATGCCGCTGAGCTTTTAGACTCTGGTGATTTAGATGGCGTTACTTCATCTAACAAATTAGATTTACTTACAGAGTATGTAAAAGACTTTTTAGACCAAGACAGCAACAACAAGGTAGTTATCTTTGCTGGCTATGTCGACATGTTGACTAAAATATCTGAAGAAATTGGCGTTGATAAATGTCGACTTTACTCTGGACAGATGGACGCTAAAACCAAGGAGGAGAACAAAATTGCTTTTAACAATGAGCCTGATATTCGTGTTTTGGTGTCTTCCGATGCTGGCGGGTATGGTGTTGATTTACCAGCAGCTAACCTACTTATTAACTACGACTTGCCGTGGTCATCAGGAGCAGCAACTCAAAGAAACGGGCGAATAAAACGCGCCTCATCTACTTGGAAAACTATTGTTATTCAAGATTTATTAATAAATGGCTCTATAGAACAGCGACAACATGATGCCTTACAACAAAAATCTTCAATAGCAAATGCTATTATGGATGGTGAAGGTATAGACGACAAGGGCGGAGTTCCTCTTAACGTGGGAGGACTTAAACAGTTTTTGACTCTATCCTCAGTTTAATATGGCTTAAAAGCCTGTAGTAAATGGGGAACAATAAGTACTTATTTGCTGTATCCGTCAGGCTTTTAAGCCATTAACTTTTAAAATCTGGTAAAATTATCTAATGCCTAACGCACCTAAAACGCCTACACGCACTATTCGTGTGTCAGATACGCTGTGGAAATCCGTGCAAAAGAAAGCGGCTTCCGAAGGCGTGACCGTTACCAGCATAATTATTTCTGGCTTAGAGCGTTATGTTGACAAGGACTATTTAGCCGACTAACGTTGCCCTCAACACTAAGGGGGTGGGTATGTCTACCGTAGACATTAATAACACAGTACAACAATATCTTGGTTTAAAAGGCCAGATTGATTTATTAGTAGAACGACAAACAGAATTAAAAAAGCGTTTAACTGAAGCTGTTGAATCTTACGGAGAAGTAGACGGTAAAGGTCATATTGTTTTTGACGCAGATGGCGCAACACTTATTAAACAACGAAAAGTATCTAAACCATTAGATATGGAAACCGCAATGAGTATCCTTGAAGAAAAAGAACTTGTTGACGAGTGTACTGTTATGGTGCGACAGATTGACCAAGATGCAATTATGGCGGCTTTTTATAAAGACCAGTTAACTGAAGCAGAAATTGATTCTATGTTCCCAGAAAAAATCTCATACGCATTTTTGGTGAAGCCCATAAATGACTGATGATTTTATTGAGAGTTCTTTTGCTGACTTGGATGTGTTTTATCCAGGAAGTAAGAGAAAGCGTCGTGAACCAAAAGCTCCCGAAATTCAACCAAAAGAAGATTGGGATTCCCGTCCATATTTTAAGACCTTACCTAACGGTAAAGAGATTGAGATGTTTACGGCTGGGGCACTCGCTAACGCGTTAGGGCGTCCTTTCGTTTCTATCAGGAAATGGAATGAGGCAGGGTACCTGCCACCGTCTCCCTATCGTTTGCCTACTAAGAAGGACAAAAATGGGGAAGACCATAAAGGCCGACGTCTTTATAGCCGAGCCATGATTGAGGTGGCTGTAGAACTGTTTAACAAGGCTGGACTTCTAAATGTAAAGCGTATAGAATGGTCTACACACCAGAAGCTCGTAAAAGAGATATCTGAGGCTTGGATTAACATCCTCGCAGAAGAAACTAAAAACCAAGAAACTCAAGGAGAATAAAAAATGGCAATACAGAATACAACCGATGAATTCGTACCAGCAGTTGACGAGTTCTCAATTGAAAACACTACTGATGTAGATGCACGACCACTAGCCGCTGACTCAACCGCTGTTAAATCAGGTTGGGGAGCTGGCGATGAAATGACTATGAAGTCAAAGGAATTTCCAACTGAATTAAAGTTGGGCGAAGAATTCCAAGTTATTAAGTTCCTAGACCAAGATGGTCCATTTGCAATTTATAAGCAGCACTTCCTACAGCAAAAGACTGAGGGCAAGCGTTCATACGTTTGCTTAGGAAATGGTTGCCCACTTTGCGTATCGCTTAGCCACAAGCCAGAGAGCAAGCATGCGTTTACCGTTGCTGTTATTACTGGCGATGTTGCTGTTCGACAAATGCTTATTGCTACACCTCGTCTGTATAAGACACTTCATGCTGCGCACTTCTCACCACAGGGGCCTCTAACCAAGAACTACTGGGCAATTAGTCGCACAGGAAAGATGCAGCAAACTGTTTACTCCCTAAATTCAATTAAAGGTCGTGACCTTAATGAAGATTGGGGCATTGATGAGGCCAAGGTGGAAACTCTTATTACAACATTAGAGCCATTCCCACGTTCGGCAATCTATGAGAACTCGCACTCAGAGCTCGCAGACATTGCTAAGGACTTAGCCTAACTAACAGATGTAGAAGGGCTAAGTCGCCATCCCCTGACTTAGCCCTTCTGCTTTTAGGGGAACTATGAATATAATTACAACAAAAGAGCAACTTGATGAGATGGTTGCGTTCTATTTAACTCAAGATTCATTTGCCTATGACGTAGAAACTGTTGGCCCACAACGTGGTATAACGGTTGTTAATGAAGTTTTATGGATTTCATTTGCTACTCATGGTCGCGGTGATGTTATTCCTATGGGTCATCCCAACGGTTCGTTTTTATCTATGGAGTACCCACTTACTGGTCAAGGTGAGAAGCGTGTACTAGCAGGATTAACGGCCCGAGAGAGCGATTACTCTAGGGATAAAAAGAAAGCCACTACTACTTTTGGCCCAGCACCTACACAGCTTTTCCCTGCCGAAGTATTTGCAACGTTAAAGCCTTTGATGTTTGCCCCTGACCGTTTACTGGTAGGGCATAACTTAATATTTGACTTAACTTCCCTTGCCAAATATTACGAAGGTAAAGTTCCTACAGGCCCATATTTTGACACAATGATTGCGTCTTTTTTGTCTGACAATAGGAACAAGAATAAGTGCGGTTTAGATGATTGCTTGGCTAGAGAATTTGGATACCACATGGTTAAAGGTGTGGGTAAAGAGGTAGAGAAATATTCATTTGAAGAAGTAGCTAAGTACGCGTATTTAGATGCCCGTTACACATTCCTTTTACACAAGTCATTAGTTCCAAAGTTAGAAGAAGGACAGCTAACTAAGGTGATGAATTTAGAAATGGGAGTGCTAGAGGTTCTCTGCGCCATGAAGTTGTCGGGTGCGCCTATAGATACAAGTCAGCTAGAGGTTTTACATACTCAGCTAGAGATTGACATTGAAAAAGCGCGGTCTGATATTTATAGAATTGCGGGCAAGGTATTTAACATTAACTCTAATCCAGATAAACAAGAAGTTTTATACGGTAAGAAAGATGATGGCGGTCAAGGCATTAAACCTAAGATATTGACTACCAATGGTAAGAAGAAAGATGAAGAAGGATTGCCGTTGCTTATCTCAGACTACTCAGTAGCGGGCGAGGCTTTGGAAATTTACCGAGAGACTAACCCCCTTGTTAAAGCTATGCTTGAATATTCAGACTTAAATAAGTTGTTGACTACCTATGTAATCCCTTATTTGGGCGGAAATGTAACCCGTACCAGTAATGGAAAGGTGAAGGTAGAGCATAAGGAAAGCCTGTTGATTGATGGAAAGATTCACTGTGACTTTGTACAGCATGGTGCTGAGACAGGTCGATTTTCTAGCCGTAACCCAAACCTACAAAATGTTCCAGCGCCTCACACCGCTCACGGTAAAGCGATTCGTAACTTGTTCTACGCTCCAGAGGGATACAAGCTAATTGTTGCTGACTATTCTCAAATTGAACCTAGAGTTATTGCGTCTATGGCACAAGACCCAATTATGATGAAGAATTACCTTGATGGTGGAGATATTTATACAACCGTAGGTGACACTATGGGGGTAGACCGCAAGGCAGGCAAGGTTTTAGTGTTGGCTATGGCATACGGAGTTGGCCCTGACAAGATTGCTAGTCAAATTGGTTGCTCTGTTACCGAAGCTAAGAAACTACTTAATGACTTCTCTGCTAAGTTTAATGCTGTTAATCGCTACCGTTTACGCGTAGTAGGCGGTACCAGAGCTAAAGGGTATGTAAGCACCATTCTTGGGCGACGCAGATACCTACCTGATATTAACTCAAGAGACTTTGGGTTTAAGTCCTCAGCGGAGCGACAGGCGTTCAACACGCGTATTCAGGGCTCTGCAGCTGACATCATTAAACTTGCTATGATTCGGGCACACAAAATGATTCCTAGTGAATCACGATTAATACTTACTATCCACGATGAAATTGTGACAGTGGCACCAGATAGTATTGCGGAAGAAACTGCAGAGGCTATTAGAACGGCTATGGAAGACATCCATCTTCTTGAGGTACCTCTTATTGCTGATGTAAAAATCGTACAAAGATGGGGAGAAGCAAAGTGAACTGGCTCGGTAAATTTTTTAAGCGCAGAGAAGATGACGAGTATAAAGTTATTAAAAGTGAAATACCTTTTAGCACACTTACGCGTTGGTATTTATACGATTTAAGCCTTGAAGACCCTAATGAGTTAGCGGTTGCTCTTGGATTAAATCCAGTAAGCGATGAAGGCGATGAAAAAGAAACTGAAGATAGTGCTCTTAGATTAGAACGTTTAGACGCTCTACTTCCCTACCTTGACATTATTAGCGAATTAAACGCAAAGATTATTACCACTACTCAGTTATTAGAATTAGGAAAAGAAGGTAGCACAGAGGATTTAGAAAACGATGTTGCTATTATGAGAGACCTTTATCATGTAGTTGGGTTCTCAGCTTTAGTGTCAGCATTTTCTTCTGGTATGGAACTAGGTATTTTGTACCCTAATGCAACCAGCATTGGGTCTTTTTTTAAGGAGATAAAAGATGAGTAATTGGTGGGCAGATAAACTAGGAACACCTCAATCAGCACCGCAACAGCGAGTGGTATCAACACCTCCGACAACTCCGCAACCCGTGTATCTTCCTCCAGATGTTAGGCAACATACGCTTCCAGCATCAGCAACTAACGCTTCCAGATGTCCAGGTTGCGGTAGCGGAAATTATGGCGGGGCAACTCCTGAAGCACGACCACGTTGCTATGATTGCGGGTATCCGTTAACTCAATCAGGTTCTGGAGTTGGCAAAGGTATCGCAGGCGGTGGGCAAGCTTCTGGCCCAGCTCAAGCTTCTAGACAAGTAGCAACAGGTGGCTTTAATCCACAGACAATCATTGGACATATTTAATGAACGCAGAACTATTAAAAGTTATTAACAAGATTAATAAGAAATTTGGCGCCGATACCGTTGTTCTAGGTGAAGATATATTAGAAGGTACGGGTCGTATTACTACAGGGTCATTATCTTTTGATGTGGCGCTAGGTGGTGGGTGGCCTGTTAATCAGTGGCATGAATTAATTGGTGAAGCAAGTAATGGTAAAACAGCAATCGCTTTAAAAACTGTTGCTGCTAATCAAAAGAGAGACCCAGAGTTCACTACTGTTTGGATTGCTGCCGAGCAATGGGTTCCTGCCTATGCAGAAATGTGCGGGGTAGATTTATCTCGTATTTATGTAATCTCATCTAATATTATGGAGGAAGCCTATGAAGCGGCTATTGAGTTCACTGAAAGCAAGGTTGTTGATTGCATTGTTATTGACTCCCTTCCTGCTCTTGTCCCTAGTTCAGAGGACGAAAAGCAAATGGAAGAATCTACTGTAGGGCGTTCCGCATTATTAACTAACAAGTTTTTTAGAAAAGTAGGCAAAGCTTCAAAGCGTAGCCTTACCGAAGATGAGCGCCCATTTATTGGGTTAATTATTAACCAGTGGCGTTCAAAAATTGGCGTAATGTACGGTGACCCTAGAACTACCCCAGGTGGACTAGGCAAGGACTATGCGTTTTTTACTCGCGTTGAAATTAAAAGAGATGATTGGATAGATGCTGGAACTGGTCAAGATAAGCACCGAATTGGGCAAACCATTAAGATTCGTACACTTAAGAACAAATCTGCCCCTCCTTCACAGACAGCGTTCTTGGACTTTTACTTTGCCCCAGGTGGGCCAGTTGACCGAGGAAACTATGACTTTGCTAAAGAAATTGTGGCGATGGGAATCATCAATAAAGTAATCGTACGAGCAGGTGCTTACTATCGGTATGCCGAAAGACAATGGCAGGGAGCAGATGCTATGCTTATCTCCATACGGGAAGAAATAGACCTGAAAGAAACCTTAGAGCGCGATGTATTGGACTCAATTAAAGCTGGGTCTAAGTTCGTAGCAGATGACTCCGATGAGGAGTGAAGGACAAAAGCAGTCTAAGAAGCATGAGGCACGACTCGCTAAGTTGGTAGATGGAAAGCGCAACGCTGGGAGCGGTGCCTTCTGGAGTCGTAAAGGCGATGTTAGGTCTGACGATTTGCTTATAGAGCATAAGTGGACTGGCAAAGCTACCTTTACTGTCAAAGCGACAGTTCTGGAGAAAATTGTCAAAGAAGCAATTCTTGATAGCCGTATGCCTGTCTTTGGCATAAGTCTTAACAACGAGAACTACATTATGCTTTTAGAAGACGACTTCCTGGAACTGCGCCTTAATCTTCAGGAGTGCACTTGTCATACGAAGGCTCAGGTAACGTAGAAGACTGGCGTTACACAGCGAAATGTCGCGGAATGGATACTGAAATTTGGTATCCACCGCGAGACAAAGCAAAATATAAAACAATTGCAGATAAATCAAAAGCCGTCTGTTTTGGACGAGATGGCGCACCAGAGTGTCCAGTTAGACTTCAGTGCTTACTCTATTCAGAGAAGATGGATGAACAACATGGAATTTGGGGCGGCCTTTCACACCGTGAGAGAAATGCACTTAAGAGAAAAGCTGCTAAGGTAGGGCTTACATTGGAAGAATGGGTAGTTAATAATGACAGCAAAGGCAAGCGGATTTAAAGCAACAGGAGCATTAAAGAAGTTTATTGATGCGGGTAAAAAAGATAGCCGCGTATTATCTTCTGTAGAGCGTGATTTAATTGCTCGACCAGAGCCTTCAGACCGTCGCTCAGACGTATTACACCCTTCAGCTATGGTTAAGTCTGATTGGTGCCATCGCTCGTCTTACTTTCAATTACTAGGCTTTGCTCCACCGCCAAGTAAGTATCGTGTTACTTTGCGCCAGAAACGGGTATTCCAAACAGGCCACGACATTCATGCTGGTTGGCAAACTATTTTTCAAAACATGGGAACCCTGTACGGAATCTACCAGTGTACAAAGTGCGGGTTAAAAGAATGGGGCATGGGAGATAAGTCCTGTCCTATCTGTGATGGCACTAACTTTGAGTATAGAGAAGTGTCATTAATGTATGACAAGCTTCGTATATCTGGTCACGCAGATGGAATCCTTATTGGATTTGGTGAGCCTTTAATGCTTGAAATTAAATCTGTAGGAGCTGGAACATTTAGATTTGAAGCACCAGAACTTACCTATGAACATAACGGTGAGATTGACAAGATGTGGAAAGCGTTACAAGCGCCATTTATGAGCCACATTATGCAGGCTCAGATGTATATGAAATTGGCGGAGTTAATTGGGCTAGAACATCAACCTCAAGAAGCACTATTTCTATATGAGAATAAGGCTACACAGGAAGCAAAAGAGTTTGTAGTACAAAAGAGTGACTTTGGCGTGACACCTATCTTGGAGGCCGCACAAGCCATTGTGGATGCAGTTGACAGCCGTACACCCCCTACTTGTAATATAAGCCCTAACGAAGGCTGCTATCAATGTAAGGGGTATGAAAATGCTTAACCTTGTTACTACAGGCATTAGCGAAGAAATAATTAAAGTACTAGAGCGACAAGGGTTACCTATTCGCCAAACTTTAGACATGGCTATTCCTAATTTTCCAGATGATGTTACTTTGATGGATGACCAAGACCTAATGGTGTTGGCCTCCAAATATATGGAGAATTACAACATGGTTCGTACTCAAGTATCCTGTGCTCAAATAGCAGAGCTTGAGGCTGAGAACGATTACGACTTTACTGAAGCGATGGCGCTACTAAATACTTCTACTGGAAAGACTACTGAAAAAGCGGGCTTGTTAAAGGCTGCTGTATTGGTAAGAGAAGACATCCAGGCAAAGTTAAAGATAAAGAACTATGCCTATGCCTATCGTAAGTTGCTTGAAACTACTCAAGATAATTTAGAAAGGTACTACAACTTAGCCAGCCGTGAGTTGACCCGCCGTACTTCAGCTGACCGTATGAGAAACAATAAGTTTACCGCCTGATGCCTAGTCAATCCCGCAAACATAGGGGCTACCGCAGTCAAAAAGTGTTAGCTATGTATTTAGCTGAGCACGGGTTTCCTTTTGCTGAGTCTGCTGGAGCAGGTAGAAGCGGCAGTGATGTTACAGGTACAGTAGGCATAGATTGGGAAGTAAAATCTCGTACGGGATTTAATCCAACAGCTGCTATCAAACAGTTGAAGGAACGACATAATGGTAAAGACTTACCAGTTGCCGTACTGCGTCTTAACGGACAAGGTGAGGTAAACATTGGCGAATGGGTTACACTATTGCGCCTTGAGGATTTTGTTAAACTACTAAGGGATGCAGGGTATGGGGACAATGAATAAAAAAGAAGCGTATGTAATTTTAGGACAATTAAGAGCTGCACAAGAATTAGTAAAGAAACTAGAGTCAGATTACCGAGCCGTATGTTCGTGTAATGATAAAACTGCTGTAGAAAAAACACAGCATCATCTTGAGTTCTCATACGGTGGGAACACTTGCTCTTATCACACACCTCGTTTTTATCATAAAAGTATGACAATTACACAGACAACAACTACTTATAAAAAAGTGGGCGAATATGCCACGGTTTGATTTTAAATGTATTGAGTGTGATTCAGTAGTAGAAATTGTTATGGTAGAGGGAGACGACCCGTTTCCTAAATGCCAAAAATGTAATGTAACTATGAGCAAAGTGTTCACTCCACCAGCAATTCATTTTAAAGGTGGCGGTTGGGGAGGAAGTAAATGAGCTTTTTTATTAATGATGAAAAATGGGCAGAAAAATTACAACAAGATTTAGACGAATATATTGACAGCCTACAAAACTTTTATGTTTACGGTGATGAAGATTTAGAAGAGCCAGAGGTTCTTTCAGGTCAACCATACTGTGGCTGTATGACGTGTTATTGGCGCGAGGTGTTGTTCTTCGTTTCCCCTAAAATTATGGTGGCTCAGAATGAAGGAAAGATTGAGCTAGATGCCTCTTGATTTACGGGACAGGGAAAACCCGCTACATGTATGTGTTTGCGGTTCCATACTTTGGGATGTAAAAGCCACCTTTGAAGATGGCGAAATATCTATGTATATGTTAGATATGGAGTGCGCCCTTTGCGGTGCTCTAGCCACAGCCCCAACCCCTATAGACGTTTGACCTGACATTACCTCTGGTAGTACCCATAATTTACGGGTACTACTAATTCGAGCATAATGAGGTAATCATGTCAGAAGCACAAGAAGAACAAATCCTGCGCGTTAGTGCGGGGTCTAATCCACAAGCCGTAGCATCAGCAATTGCCCACAGCATTTATGAGACCCGTGGGTGCAAAATCCGTGCTGTAGGAGCTGGAGCGGTAAATCAAGCCGTTAAAGCCATTGCTATTGCCCGTGGTTACTGCGCCCCCAGAGGTTTAGATTTAAGTTGTATCCCTGGTTTTGCCAGCATCAAAAGTCACGATGGTGAAATATCTGCCATAGTATTTGTTGTAACGGCAGCAGGTTAAGGCATTTTTTAAGGCAAAAATGCCTTATCTTTAATAAACCCCTTTGCAAAGGAAATAAAATGAAAACAGATTCTAAGAAAAACCCAGCACCAATTGCTCCTACTTCAGCAGAGCCAAAAAATGCTACTGGTTCTAAGCCACGTGTTGCCCCTGTTGAAAAGGGAACACTTATGAAGAAGAAGAACACAGCTGCTGGTGACCCAACAAAGATGGCAAAGCCATCTCGCACTAAAACTATGATTGACCGCGCAGGCGCTCGTTACGGCATTAAAGTTGGATTTCAAAAGCAAGTTGCTCCAGAAGCTGGTGCTACTCAAGGTAATGGTCGTTTGCTTCCTGCATCTACCAACCGTTCAGCCCCAAACTTCAAATCTGGTATGTCTGAATAATTAAATAAACATTAGCCCCCCAAGAAATTGGGGGGTTTTGTTTTTGTGTCACTATTGCGTAGTACACATATCTATGGTTGAATTACGGCGTGAAGAATTTCATGTTCTCAAATCAGAAGAACTATTGTCTGTTGGGTCTATGGATAAGTGAACAAGATGAGCCTCTGAGAAGCGACATTGTTGAGCTTTTAAATAGCGGGGCATCTACAGCAAGTTTGCATAGATTTTTTAACTCGCGTTTCCCAAACTTAAATTGTGGACTTACCGCATTTAAAAGTCATAGAAAAAAATGGTGCCCATGTCGATAAAAGATGAGTTCAATGAGTTTGTACGAACAGGCAAAGAAGGTTCAGATAACATCATAAAAGATGTTCCAGACTCATGGCGACCACGTTCTGAAATTGGCGCAGAGGGCGGATTTATTGTTTCTACTCCAGCAGTAGGAGAGAACATTCCAGGCGCTAGAGATGCTTTAATAGAGGCAGGCCTTAACCCAGATGAGTGGGAAGTTGTCAATATGCGCCAAGGGCGCTGGCAACGATGGGATGAAACTTGGCTAACATCTATTCGTCTTAATATCATTCCCGCCCGTGGAAATGTAAAAGATTTTGATGCTGAAAAATTAATGGAAGAAATAGCAATTTGGACACCAAGTAAGTCCAATGATTTTGCGGGGGAACTAACCGCTGTATATAGCGTTGGTGATACACAATACGGTAAAGACGATACGCCATCAATCGTAAACCATATGTTAAGAGCTATCAACGAGTCAGTAGAGCACCACGCATTTTTATCTAGTAAGTACAAGATAGGTCAGATTGCTCTGCCACAACTGGGCGACTGTATTGAAGGTATGACTAGCCAAAAGGGTAAAGTTATGGGGCGTCACGATATTGGAGTATCTCAGCAAGTACAGGTGGGGCGCCGAGTACTTATGAAACAGATTAAAGAGATGGCACAATTAGCGCCAAAGATTATTGTTCCAGTAGTTCCAGGAAACCACGATGAAGTACAGCGGTTCTTAGTAAGTCGTCCAGAAGATTCGTGGGCGTTAGAGATTGTTAAGGCAGTAGAAGATGCCTGTATGGAAAACGAGTTCCTTAAAGACCGCGTTGAGTTTCGTTACCCAGCCCTAGATGACAGCACCCTTGCTGTTAATTTAAGTGGAGTTTTATATGGTATGGCTCATGGTCATCAAGCCAGAGATATGGTTAAATGGTGGCACGGTCAATCTATGGGTCGTTGTTCTGTAGCCCATGCTGATATTTTAAATGTAGGTCACTTACACCACTACCACGCACAAAGTGTGGGGCCACGGTTGTTTATCCAAAACCCAGCAATGGATGGCGGTTCAGCTTGGTATAGAGATAAATCGGGCATGGAAAGTGCCCCAGGAATTGTTTCTATGGTAGTTGGCGATGGGTTTGATTCTCGTCGTGAATTAACCGTACTTGGTGGGTTTCGTTAACCTATAATGTAACCATGCCAGGTCCACATCAAAATGTCCAAAATCTCGGCGCAGCTGGGATGTATGGAACCAACACCAATTATGGTGGCGGTGGTGTTCCTGTTGCCCGTTCCGAATTAGATTTCCTTCGCTTAGGTGTAGGACGTCAACCATCTGCCGAATATCCAGATGGTTATTTAGGAACAATTCGTACTCGTCGTGATGACCGTGGACGTCCTAACAGCGCCTCAGAAAATGTTTTAGACTCACTTAAAATTCGCATTGGACAACGCGGTTACCAACGTGGTGTTCATAAAGGCGAGCGCATTGACCAGTCAAGTTATTACTATCCAGATGGATTAGATAATGCTCGCGGTATTCGGCGTCAAATGAAGTCTGTTCAAGATGGTAATGTATTTATCTCACGTCGAAATTCAGATGCACAACATTTAGCACCAGCTCCACACTTACCTAATGATGGTAAAGCAGGGCCAGCAGCAAAAAGTGATTCACCTATGGGTGTAAACCTAAACCGAGCTAAGCGACTTAGCTCCCTATCACCGAACTGGAAATAATATGCCAAAAGATAGAGCAAGAGATACCCGTCGTTCTGTAGCAAAACACCAAAGCATGTTGGGTTCTTTGGGTAGAGCGGCTGGTTGGAAAAGCTCTCAAGGGTTTGCCATTTCAGATAAAGACACAGCAAATAACATATTTAAACCTGGTCATGGTCATGTAAATACTGGTCGTGTTGATTATTATGACCGCGATAAATTAGCGTCTCCTTTAGAAACATTTGGAAAAGTTGAGGCTACAAAAGGAATTGAAAGCAAATAAATGGCAGGAAGAATGGCAGACGGTGTTTACTCCCGTAAACCGTGGCAAGCACCACCAGAAGCTGCCTACCCTCCACAGGCATACATTGGCCCCTTTGCCTCTAACCAAGAGCGTTTACTAAGCCAATCATTGGCTGTTAATATGATGTCAGGCGACGAGTTACGAGAGCATGTACGCCCACCAATGCCTCAAATTAATCTATTTCCTGAAAGATTTGGTTACACCGATACTGAAATAAGTATTGAGGACATAATTGAACTACCAGGACGAGCACAACAGCGTGTAGAGTCTGACTTTAGCCAGAGTCCAAATACGCCACAAAGCACTAGCCGTAATACTTTAGGAGGTTCTGTATGAGCAAAAAACAAAAACCACCAATTCCTGCTCAAACAGTTTCTGTTACTACTCAAGCTGGGGATAACGTTTCAATTCCTGTTAAAAAAGGTTCCAATAGTCGCCAAGTTGGTCGTGCCATAGAATTTCACATGTCAAGATTAGGGGACACTCCTAAAGACATTGTATTTCCACGGGGGGACCGCCCAGATTCAAGTTATTCAGAGCACTCTATCCGCTATCCAAAAGAAGGTTAATAATGGGACGTAGTAATAAAGAATTAAATGATGCTTATATTGCTAGTCGAGGACCTCGTTATGCTGAGACTCTTAAAGACGGTTGGGATTCACGAATAGGGGAAGACGATAAGTGTGAAACTTGTGGCGGCCCAGCAACAAAGTTTTCATGGAAAAATGGTATGGGCGATGCAGACCATCCAGTTTAAGCTAAGGAGATAAATAATGGGGCGTAATAATTATGATTTTCACGAAGCTAAAACTTTAAGCGAGGCTCTTGAACTCGCCACTGACTCTTATCAAGTTGAGGCAGTCCATGATAAATTTAACCCGCGTCCAAAAGGCCCACACGCAGATAAGCTTGACGAAGCACGTAAAAACGGCGGGTTAACAATTACAACTCAATACCTAGATTCAAAGGACGATAAATAATGGGACGTAATAACGCAGATTTTAATGGCGGTATCTTTGGTGGATTACCTGATTTTCCAAGTATTCGCCCCAAAATTCAAGGGCCTGACGAACTAGCTAAAGCTACTCCTTCAGCTGAAGACCAAGAAAAACATGGTGTTGAGGCGTACACTGTTCGAGTTAAACCAGGAGAAGATAAAAAAGATGTTGGCAAAAAAATTGCTGGCGCTATACAATCTGGCTTACCTAAACCAGCAAAAGTAGAGTTTAATAAAGAATGAACAAAGACCCAGGGTTGCTAACTGACTCAACAGGCGAGGGTATGTCTGGGGCTACAGACGTTAAGCTTGAGACCCAAAAAGACTTAAGTAAGACTTATTACAACGGTTCTAAGCCTTGTATTGAATGCGGATTACTATTAAACCCAGTACAATCATTACACACAGATACCTGCGCTCACTGCACACGCCGTAAGCAAGCTAAATTACTTAAAGGACGGATGGCATAATGTACCTACTAAAATCTTTTAATGACCGACGCGTTGCTAGAGGTGCTGCAAAAGCTACTGAAAATAATAAAGGGTCTCAAATTCAAGCTGGACACGATGCAAAAGCTTGGAAGACTGGACAGAATTCTGATTGGAGCACTAGCTCTGGTCAAAAAACAGCAGAACAAGACGCAGTGACCAGACTAGGCGATTGGTAAAAAAATGACAGTAAATAATTCACGTTCACAGAACGCTTCCCTTGCAGAAGGTGCAACAGACGGTAAGTATCGTAAGCGCCGTCCAAATACAACTGTTATCCCAGGTATGGGTGACCAAGAAGTTGTTAAAAATCGCGCTGGACTACATCCTTATATGAACTATGGTTTTATTAATTCTGAAGAGCCTTCAAAGGTAAACCCAGGAGCATAATCATGCCTAGAGACCGCGCAAATGATGAAACCCGCAGGTTACCTGATATGGGGAAAGCTTTATCTGGAATTAATATGGGTTATAAAGGACAAGGGTTTATACGAGACGAGAGTGTTCCTGTAGATTCTAATGGGAATTTAACCTATAAACCTTATGTTAAACAACCTTTATCTGTAGAGGCAGGAAAACCTCACGTAAAAGTTATTCCTGGGCCTTCTAGAAAAACTCCTAATGAACGCGGAGTTGCTGCCTATTCTTCTTCTTATTATGAAAAGAAAGATGCGTTTGGGGACAGAGATGAAGATAGAAAGTTTTATGACTCCAAAAAACGAGCCGAAATTACTAGAAGCAACTCAACAGGGCGTAAGCGCACTATAAAGATTGATAGCAGTAAGTAATGAAGCCCACAGCGGGTCAATTTGACGAGTACGCCCTTCCTGGTGATGAGCCAGTAAAACACGAATGGGATACTAATGTTCAATTTGATTGGCTAAGGCATCTTCCACAGGAAGAACAAGATAGACTTCCTAAAGACCCAGGAAAAGCATTTGATAAGCATATAGAAGAACTACATTTAGAACATATGTACGATAAGGAAATCAATGACAAAGGATAGAGCAAACGATTCAAATCGCGTGGCTAACATTGAGCACGAAGACCCAACTGAATGGTTGCATAAGAAGTTTGGTGCTGAGCTAGCAGATATGAACGATAAAGCTGCTGAAGAAAAAGCTCAAGGCGATTATCCAGAGCATTGGTACAACACTCCTGAGACGCAAGACGAAATGGCTCAGCACTACAGCAAGGAAAAGTAATGCTTCCTGAAGACCGTGGGCCCGATAGCGTTAGACGTATCAATATAGATAAAGGTAACCCTATTCATGCTGGAATTTTGGCGAATCGTGAAAATAACCCAAAGATTAAAGTTATGTATAACCGTATGTGGATGCCAGTTAAAGAAGGCAATGAAGAAGAGCCAAAGCCATCTACTCGTTATCCATCATCTGAACCAAAACCAGTAGTAGCTAAGAAAACAAAGCCAAAGTACAAACCAGTAGAGCCTAAAAAAGAAGCACCTAAAGTTGAAGAGGCAGCACCACGCAAAAAAGCTGTGGCACCTGCTCCTGCTCCAAAGCGTATGAGTAACTTAGAAAGAGCACGTTTAGCTGAGAAAGAAGCGCGGCTTAAAGGCAATTTGTAGTAAAACTGGTATCATTCACTTGGTCTAAAATAAGGAGCACTAATGAATTCTAATGCCTTTGATTTATCTACGTTAAAAGATAACAAGGTAAATCCAAATGAGCCTATGATGCGGTTGCTCATCTGCGCTAAGTGTAAAACCATTGAAGAAGTCCCTGCTTATGAGGGGCCAGAAGGTGGCGAGAACACTGTTCAATATGACCATTCCTTGCGCTTTTTTATTGACCAACATATTGAACGCAAATGTACAAATGCTGATGACCGCCGTGTAGGGCATTTACCTACAAAATATTGGGTTATTCCAAAGGTAAAAGAAAGCATTATTCAACAGCTACAGACAGGTTCACAAGGACTTGATGTGTTTGGCACTCAGTTCTACGCAACTAAAGAGAACTTTACAAGCGATGCTATGACCTGTTGGATTGCCCATAAACAGACTAAAGATTGTGGCGATTACAAGAGCGAAAAGAAATTGCTTACTCCAGACACCGCCAAAGAACGTAAAGAGGCTGGCTTGGATAAAGCTGGTAATGGCCCAAAGGTTTACCTATGCGATTACTGCCCAGTAAAGTCCGTAATTCAGGAAAAGGCGTACAAGAAAAAGGGTCTGTACAACTAATGCAGGGGGAAACCGCATTTATTGTAGTAAAACGCGATGATGGGTCGTTTTTTGCCTATACTGATTTTGGTTTAGAGTTGGATATTAACCGTATTGCCAGCCGTAATGATATAAAAGCGGGCTGTAGAGAGATATTTGAGTTAATTGACAGTGATGACCTAGCCAATTTGGTCATTAGTAAGTTCCCCCAGGCGCCAGCCCCAGAGTCAGAAAGAACTGCGAGTTCAATCCGCCAAGCCCTATCAGATAAGGGTATACTGTAACTACACAGTAAGGGGCGCACAATGGCGTTTATAGAAATGACTTGTAACTGTACAGCTTCATTTCAATATGAAACAACGAATGAGTTGCGCTTGGACGTTTTAAGTGAAGCATTTCGTGCAGCGCACCGTGAGTGTAACTATATGGGAACATCTTATACAAACAACGAGCAAGAAAAATTGCAGCGTTATGATGTTACATACAAAGAACCGAAAGAAAAAGAACTATAATACTTAAATGAATTTAAATGAGGCGTTATCTGCCAACGCAGTGCCCGTCTCACCAGAACCATCAGAGACATCATATTTTAGTAATCCGCAAGCTGGATTAGACCCTCGCTTATTTCGTGATAACCAGTTAATTGGCGCTGTTAGAAATGGGATTTTAAGAGTTTTATTTGAACACTTAGAAGCCAAATATTATAACCCTCAAGCTTATATTCATGCGTGGTTGGCAGGCTCAGGCGTGTCCTACCAATGGGCAGCCAATAGAAGCCCAGCAGATTTAGATTGTTTAATAGGTGTGGACTATATAAAGTTTAAGCAATCTAACCCTAAATATTCAGGATTTAGCGATAAAGAAGTTTCAGATATGTTTAACGAAAATTTTAGGGCGGAATTACAACCCCTTACCGAGAATTACTTAGATTCATTTGAGCTTACCTTTTATGTAAATGTTCAAACAGATATTCGTAACATCAAACCTTACGCCGCATATTCACTAACAGATGATGACTGGACAGTTGCCCCACAGCAACTATCCTTAACTGTAGGTAGAGACTGGGAACGCCGAGTAACTAGAGATAAGAATATGGCAGTTGAAATCTTAGCTCGTTACGCAGATGCGCTAGGAAGTATTGGCACTGCCACATCCTCAGCTGCTCGTATCAACGCAGAGACCGCGTTAAAATTGGCGGTTGAACAAGGTGCAGCTTTATTTGAAGATTTACACCACGGAAGAAGCGCTGCGTTTAGCCAGAGTGGACAGGGTTATTTAGACTACGCTAACTTCCGTTGGCAATCTGGAAAAGAAACTGGCGTTGTACAAGCATTAAAAAAGTTAAAAGATATTTCTAAAAAGACACGTCAAGAATTTGAGTCCCAAACCTATGGTATGGAACTCCCAGATGCTAGGGTTCTGATTCGCAGAGCAATAACACCTAAATAACAATTTAATCGGAGAAATAAATCGTGGCAATTGTAATGTTTGTAGATGGCGTACTGCGTCACACCACTAACGCGCCTATCTATTCTGGTATGGCGCTATACCGCATGTTTAGTGAAGATATGCGTGTAGTTCTATTGTCAGAGAATAAAGAGAAGTCACACCGCTGGTTACTAGAACATAAGATAAATAACTTTGATGACCTTGTAGATAACTCCGTTCCAGGAGTTGTAGATGATTTAGAGTTTGAGCAGGTTAAATACTGCCGTTCTCAAGGAAAGATTGAAGTAGTAGTAACCGCCAATGTTGATTTAGCTAAGAAATTACTTGAAGAAGGCATAGATACTCTGCTGTTCCTGCACCCAAATTATTTGCGCCCAGAATTCCGCCCAGATGGACGCCAAGGTATTCGTAGTTGGAAAGCCGTGGAAGAAGAGATGGACAAGCAGATGGAGATGCTGCGGGAAGACCCTCGCGTTTGAAAATCATCTACTTAGGTGCTGAAGTCCCTAGCAACCGTACCCTTTTAGAGACCACTACAGCCAACCACGTTGGTGTGAGCTATTGGCGTCTAGTAAAGCGCGGGCTGCCAAAGACCAAGGCGTATTTAATTGATAACTACTTTAGTTCAGACACCCATGTCTATGTACATGCTGGTGTCCCCAAAGTTGAGAAATTAACCGCAAATGAATTGGAAGATTTTGCGGTTGGGTATGAGGAATTTGTAGCTAATAACATCGACAGGTTGACCACTTTTAACGAAGTAACACACCCATTACTAAGTCCAGAATTTATAGCCAACCAGAGACGTACTTGTTGGTCAGAGGTACCTCCAGGCAAGTTTCAACCTATCTGGCAGGCTCAGACAGGCGCTGAAGGCTTGAGAAGCATGGTTGATTCCTACCTTGATATTGGAATTTTGGGCGAGGACATAGAACATGAGACCCAATTAGCCACCTTAACCAAGACCTACTCCAACCGTAATGGCACTAGATTCCATGCCATCAACACGGCAAAGCCAGACAACTTAAGACAGGTGAAGGTAGAGTCAGCCAGCACTTTATCGTGGATAGCTCCAATGCTCCACGGTGAGACAATAATTTGGGATGGAACTAGATTAGTTAGATACCCAAAGAAGATGAAAGAGCAGGCTCGCCCTAGACATAAAGCGGTCTATGATAAAGCTGGTTTAAGTTTTGATTTAATTATGGAAGATGACCCACAAGAGGTATGTCGTCTAGCAGTATGGTCGTTTGAACAACTAGAAGTGAGGCTCAATACAATGAACGGTAAGTCAGACGATAACTTGTTATACGATAACAGTGATGATATGTATGGTGAAGAAGAAGCGGAAAGTACCCCTGTCGTAAGCGATAACAAGGGGGGTTACATGCGGAAAGTTGAGCCGCGAAATCCACAGGAAATGGGCAATTTACCCGTCTTTGGATATGCCTATAAAAGCATAGTTGAGCAGGATGAAGAGGGTCACGATGTCATTAAAGATGTGCCTGTTGTTCAGTCCCAAGATACAAGTTTACGTCAATGCGATACATGTTTTGTTGCCACTAATTGCCCAGCTTTCAAGCCTCAAAGCATGTGCGCATTTAAATTGCCAATAGAGGTAAAGACTAAAGACCAACTAAAGAGTTTGATTAACTCCATCATTGAAATGCAGGGACAACGCGTTGCTTTCATGCGTTTTGCGGAAGAAATGAACGGTGGATACGCAGACCCAAATGTTTCGCAAGAGATTGACCGACTATTTAAATTGATTAAAACAACTAAAGAATTGGATGACTCAAGAGAGTTTATTCGTATGACAGTTGAACGCCAAGGAGCTTCTGGAGTGTTGAGTTCTATCTTCGGAGATAGGGCTCAAGCGTTAAAAGAACTCCCTGATAATGGTCTAAATGAAGTACAGACAACACGAATTATTAGTGAGTCATTGGAAGATAAATAGTTTTTTTCTTATGCGATAAGAGTCAGTCTTATTGTATGAAACGGTGTGTCTCCTAGAGTTAGACATCGCAGCCCCTGTAGGTTAGGGTCAGGTTTGCTACACTATCAACCTCTCCCCATCAGGAGCAATAAAGAAAGCAGGATTTACATGGCTTTGTCGTTTCGTTTGGCAGAAGAATTTCTTACCGCTTATAGAGATAAGAAAGTTCCGTGGGGATATCAAGATGCGGCAGGCAATTCAGTTGGAGAGATTACCTTTCTTAGAACCTACTCACGTTTAAAAGCTGATGGAACTAAAGAAACTTGGGTAGATGTATGTGAGCGTGTTATCAACGGCATGTACTCCCTTCAAAAAGACCACGCCAAATCCAACCGACTACCTTGGAACGATGCCAAAGCTCAAGCCTCAGCTAAGGAAGCATTTGACCGTTTGTTCCAGTTAAAGTGGACACCGCCAGGTAGAGGTCTGTGGGTAATGGGAACGCCCTTAGTTAATGAGCAAAAGAACTCAGCTGCCCTACAAAATTGCGCGTTTGTATCAACTGGGTCTATGACAAAGACCGACCCAGCAAAACCCTTTGCCTTCCTTATGGAAGCCTCCATGCTTGGCGTGGGTGTGGGCTTTGATGATAAAGGCGCCGATAAAGAATTCACTATCTATGAACCACAGCAAGGAGAAACATATGTCATCCCCGACACCAGAGAAGGCTGGGTTGAGTCAACAGCCTCCCTCATCAATTCCTACCTCAAGCCAGATACAAAGGCTCCAGTATTTGATTACAAAGAAATCCGCCCAGCGGGTGAACCAATCAAGACATTTGGAGGAACAGCAGCGGGACATGAACCGCTTCTAAAGCTTCATAACTACATCCACTCTATCTTTGGTGGTCGTGCTGGAGAGAAGCTAAGTCGTGTAGATATTGCTGACATCGGCAACCTAATTGGAGTCTGTGTAGTAAGCGGTAATGTTCGCCGCTCAGCTGAGTTGTTGATGGGTCGCTTAGATGATGAGAACTTTCTCAACCTAAAAAACGCTGAGAAGTTCCCAGAGCGCAACTCTTATGACCCAGCAAGTCCAGGTTGGGCTTGGATGTCTAACAACTCTGTATCTGTAAATGTAGGAGATGACCTCTCCGCAATTGTAGATGGAATTGCTCGCAACGGTGAGCCAGGAGTTATCTGGATGGATGTGTCTCGTAAGTACGGGCGACTTGCTGACCCTGAGAACAACAAGGACTGGCGTATTGCTGGCTACAACCCTTGCGCTGAACAATCTCTTGAAAGCTTTGAGTGTTGTACTCTTGTTGAAACTTATCTTAATAGACATGACTCTCTTGATGACTTCAAGCGCACTCTCAAGTTTGCTTACCTCTACGCTAAAACTGTTACTCTCTTGCCTACTCACTGGGAAGAGACTAACGCCATCATGCAGCGTAACCGCCGTATTGGTACATCAATTTCGGGCGTGGCAAATTTCGCAGATAATAAAGGGCTACCAGTTCTCCGTAAGTGGATGGATGAAGGTTACTCAACTATTCTCTCTTATGATAAGTCTTACTCAGAGTGGCTTGGTATCCGTGAGTCAATCAAGATGACAACTGTTAAACCATCAGGCACAGTAAGTATCTTAGCTGGTGAGAGCCCAGGAGTTCATTGGCCCGTTGGTGGTAAGCACTTCCTTCGTGCTATTCGCTTTGCTAACTCTGACCCTATGCTTCCTCTCTTTAAGATGGCACAGTACCGAGTCGAAGCTGCGAGTGAGTCACCTAAAACTACTTCAGTAGTGTTCTTCCCTGTTGAGTCTAACGCTGTGCGCTCTGAGAAAGAAGTCTCTATCTATGAAAAGATGGCTTTAGCTGCTACAGCTCAGCGATACTGGTCTGATAACTCTGTCTCTGTAACTATCTCTTTTGACCCTGAGACCGAGAGCAAAGATGTTGGTACATCTCTCCATATGTACGATGGGCAATTAAAAACTGTTTCGTTCTTACCTTCGGGCAACCATGTTTATCCGCAGATGCCCTACACTCAGATTAACGCAGAAGAATATGAAGAGTACAAGATGACTCTCTTTCCTATTGACTTTGCTGGTGTCTATGAAGGTATGGCTGCTGACGCTGTTGGTGAGGCGTACTGTACAACTGACGCGTGTGAAGTAAAACTAATAAAAGATAATCAGTAAAATTAAAAAGCCCCAGCTAATTAGCTGGGGCTTTTTAATTACTCGTACTCTTCTTCTTCTTCAATCTCGTACTCTTCTAGGTCTTCATTACCCTTCGGAGTTCCGATAGTGCCCCAATCGGGGTTAGGGATAATTACACTCATGCTTCCACCTTGTAGGCTAACTCACCCGCAAAGTGTGACGGTTTTTCGTTGCTAGTGGCTTTAACTTCCCACTTAATAGATTTGCGCGGAGTCTCAGATATAACTCTCTCCTTAATCCAACGCTTTGCTGCTGAGGCGTTCTTCCATGCTGAGTACACAATAACTTCCATAGAGTTACCTTCGGTATCAACTGCTCCAGCTTGATATGAGGCTAACCAACCGCCACCTTTATCTGCGTTCAACTGAACGCTTGCCTTAAATACTGCGTTTACTTTCTTTGCCATGTGTATCTCCTTCTTAGGTCTGTGTAGTTTAGCTTAACTTTCAATAAATAGGTAGCGACCTGTAAGCCACTCGTTACTTGCTGTGCCTGTTGCGTTACTGATTAGGTTAGCATATGTTGAGTTCCAATCACTTAATTTGTGAGAGAACACCCAACTTGCTATTGAAGCTGTGGCGTTAGATGTGCCAACCATAAACTTAGTACTGCCGTCTAAGTTAGTTACAAACCAGCGACCATTGGCATAGAGCGTAGTCTGTGCGTTGCCGTTGCTGTATCGAGCTATGTATGGCTTGTCTGTCTTGTTCCATGCTACACCTGCTTTTTGCGCTGGGTTATCCGTTGCTCCTACTGAGATTACATCAGGAGAACAGGCAGGGGAGAATACAGAGGTTCTGTTACTGTCGTTGCCCGTTGAGGCTATTACTTGAACATTGTTTGTTTTGAGTACAGCTAAATCTTCTGCCATGCCTGCGGGCATACGGCAACCAGCAAAGATTTTTCCTTGAGCTAAACTAACTACAGAGATGTTGAACTTAACTCGGTTAGCAACTACCCAATCTAATGCGGTCTTAACGCTGTCTAATGAGTATAGGTATGGATTGCCTTTATCTGTCATGCCCACAATTCTGATAGGTATAACATTTGCGCTTGGACTAACCTTAGTAATGATACTCAACATCTGAGTACCGTGACTAAAGGTAGCGTTAGTAGTGGTAGGTAGATTAGCTGAGCCTGTGCCTTCCATAAAGGCTTTCTTGTTAGGGCAGATACCTGCGCCACTCTCTATCGCACAGACCTCATGTACGATATTACTAAATAACTTAGTATTAACACCTGTGTCAATTAAAACTAAGGTCGGGGCTGTGTCAGCATGAGCAGGTGTTAGTCCTGCTAGTACTAAGCTTATTACTACTATAACTCTCTTCATTTATTTTCTCCCGTTTAGTGAGGCTGGTAGTGAAGCGTAAAGTGTTCCGTTTTCTAATCCGCCGATTAACATATCTATTAAATCCTCAGCGTTCTTGCGTATAAGCAACTCTCTCACTCTCTCAACTTGTGAAATAAAAATAGCTGTCTCTTTATCTGCCTGTATCTCTGAATATTTACTCATAATGTACCTGTAAAATTTCTATTAGACGCCAATCAAAATCGTTTCCTGTGCGACACCGTTCAAGGTGCTGTAAATCGTCAAGGTAAGCAAAGACAACTAAGTCACTTATACCCTGTCCGTCTGTCTCTTCATCTTCATCATAAGTACCAAAGGATACATAATCCTCAAAGGTTAAATCCTCGGGCATATCTGCCCAGCGTAGCAGTACTGTTGCGCCAATAGGCTTAATCATTTATAGCCTCCAAGCAGGCTCTCAACTGCTCTTCTGATATTCGTACTGCGCCACCAAACTTGTAGGCTTCTAGCTTTTTCTCTTTAATCAGTTTATATACCGTCTCTCTCGTTACAGATAAGCCTTCTGCTATTTCTGCGGGGGTGTAAAAGGTTTCCATACTCACTCCTTAGTTACTTCTAGGTCTATTGAATACACGGCAATAAGCTGAGTATCAACCAGCAATAATTCAAGCCCTTTGTACTCTTCATTACTACTCTCAATATAGCCAATATATTCGGCGGTATCTATATCGCCCTCTCCAAGCCAACCACCATCAGGAATAATAGTGGGGATAAGAGTTCCAACTTCTCGTAGGTCTTTGCGCAATCTAGCTTTCATTTAACTAACCAAGCGTCAAATAAAATATCGGTAGTGTCAAAGTGTTTGAATTTTTTAGTTCCACTCTCCCCATACATATACTTAGCTATGTCTTGTGCTTCTTGTGGGGTATCAGCTTCCACCTCAGTTACAAATACTGTGTGTAACCCTAGATTAACTCTGTACTTACTCATCTTCATCTTCCTCTTCATCTTGGTATTGACCCTCTAAATAATCGTTTACATGACCGATACAAGTATCTAATCCTTCTTCAATTAACCCTAAAGCTTGCTCAGGGTCTTTGTAATCCTTGTAATCTTCTTCGCCCCAGTATGTATATACCAGTACTTCATCAGGGTTTAGCTTCATTAAATCTTCAATTATTTCTTTTACTGTGCTAATCATTTATATATCTCCTTCTATATTAGTTTTATTACACTCGTAACACTCTGGCGCATACTTTTCATCAAGGCGTTCTCTATCTCCCGCGTACTGGTCAATAATTTGGTCGCCTTGATAGGTGACCTTCTCAAACTCCACATAAGCAACGATAAAATATGTTTCGTTACCGCAATCTAAACACTTAGGCACTTAGAGTTCCTCCTGTTCAATAGCTAATAGTCTTAGTTCAGGAGTTAAACACTCCTCATGGTATTTTTCGTTATGTCCGTTCTCATCAGTAACGGTTATATCCTCATCTAAGTAGATATTCTTACCGCAACCGTCACACTCATAGCCAGCACACTCTCCGCATAACCAGCCGTCAATATTTTGATTAGTATCTATGTAACCAAGTCGGTTCATACCAATACCTACGGTTGAACCGTTACTTAAAGTCATAACTCCAAGTGTGGGCGTACCACACTCTAAACATGGGTCATTACTCATGCGCTTACCTCTTTTCTTATTGACATATAATCCTCATCTACTTCTACTTCTTCTCCGTCTAGTAATAGAACTACATTAGTTTCATGTGAGATAGCGACAATATCGGCTACCCACTCTTGGCTCATAGACTCAGTTATAGCTTGTTCTCTAGCTTCGTCAGAGCAATTACCCATATACTCAGGTAAGCACACTTGGACTCTGATATTGAAATCCCAGTAATCGCCTACAAAAGTAACTCGGTACTCGTAATAATTAACATCACTCATTTTCGTACATCTCCCACTCTATTTCTTTACCTGCTTGATTAAGTCCAGCTAATTCACAATAAGGATTTTCGCAGTTCTTATCTAAACTATCTTTATACATAGCTAAGCTTTCCCAACACTCCTCACACTTGTACATTACGAGGTGAGATATTCCGTCACAGCCTTGCTCTATCTCAGGATTATCACATACGCGTAAGCACTCGCCTTCGCACTCGCAATTACTTTCATCTCCAGCGTGTAGCACTCTCCAGCTATTAGACCCGCATAGCCCACATACACGCTTTCTATCGTCAAGTAAGATGTTTAGTGACTCAATCATTAGTCAAAGTACCCTTCTGCCCAAAGACCTTGAAGAAAGTCGTTAGCTTTATTTAACCCCGCCTCAGTTTTCGGGCTTGATAAAAGGTAAGGTGATAATTGTTTAATAGCTACTTCTATTGAAGCAGACATCTCATCTAAATCAGTTTTGGTATATCCCAACATTACTTTTCTCCTTCTACTAACTCAACATGAATACAATCGCCCAAAGAGTTAAACCTGTTCATCTCATATACCCACTCAATCATTTCTTCTATCGCATATTCTTCGGGGTCAGAGATTTCAAGCCCCATAGCTTTTGCTCCTTCTATATCTATGGTTAATCTAATTGTTGCGATTGCTTTCATTATTCGTGTCCATATCTTTTAAGTCGTTCAATCGTGTTGCGTAAATCTTCTACGCCCTCAGTTAAGTCCACATATAGTCTATGTAACTCTGTGCCTAATCCATTAAAGCGATTAGACTTAGCTTGTTCTAGTAACTCCTCTAAGTTATCGTCAATAGTGTCAGATTTTGCGGGGGTGACATCAGGGCAATCTGAATAAGGCTTCTCTCCCTCTTCATCTTCCATATCTTCACACGCGCACCAGTTAAACACTTGTAACTGCTTAGCATGAGTAAACTCTGCGAGTTCACCCCAACTCATAGGCTCTTGGCTTAGGCACTCACGGCAGATAGCCCGAGACTCTGAACTAAACCAATAGGTAGTTATATCGTTACAGCTATCGCAGGTAATCGTGTCGCCTAGACCCTCTACCAATTCCCAAGTACTCATGCGTGACTCCTTACTGGATAAATTGCTTCAACCTTGTCAAAGACCGTGCCCTCAGCAGGGGTCAAGTGAAATACGCTCTCAAATAATTCGCGCCCCTCAATCCAATCTCCCCAACTGCCGTCAGACCTAAGATACATAGAAGGGAATAAGTACTTAGCTAAGATAAGTACAGCAGTAACCACATTATCGTATGGCTTTTTTGCGGTCTTACAAAAATCCCACTCACTATTAGACTTACTAAAGACAAAGGTTTCATGGCTTTCTTTACCTATGCCATTTATAACTATAAATTCGTCAGTTAATTCGTGCTCTGTCTCTATATCCCAAGCTTGTTCTAGTAACTGGTTAGCCCCTTTAATAAAGTGAGCCCAAGCCTCAACACTAGGCTGAGTATGTAATTGAAAGTAGTGTGTATATCCCATGTTATTCTGCCTCCTCTAATAAGCTGTATTCACATTGACCGTTCTTGACCTTGCGTACCGCGTTAGGCAAATCTTCATCAAAGATTTCCCCATTTTCTAACTGCTCAAATAACTCTTTAGCCTGTTCTAGGTTTTCTGCCTCAAAGTAGATAAATCCACCCTGCTCTTCCCAAAAGCTAATTCGGTAGGTATTCATCTTGACCAACTAATCTCGCCATGAACTTCGCAATCAAACTCAATCGAGCTTTCTTCGCCGTATTGGGTAGGAGTTCCGCAGTTAGGGCAATCGGTCTTACCCTCAACTACAATATGAGGCTTAGTCCAACCGCAGACATCAGTACAATCGCACTCGCCACCCTCAGTAGGTAGGCAATCTCTAAAGCAATCCTCACAGGTTTCTTTTTCGGCGGTGTAATCATCTTGGTTCTTACACTCGCACTCGTTACAGTTACAGGCGTTCTCGGCAAGCATTATTTGACTTCCAAAAGATACAAGCATTATTTGACTTCCAAAAAATACCCGTAAATCTTGTATTCCTTAATCATGCGTTTAGCACTAGCTAAAGTGCCAAAGTATTGTGCTATGACTTCTTGGCTCTCTACATCAACTAGCCGTATATCGAGCTTCTTATTGCTCATTTAATATCCCCATATCTCCCGCTACCTCCTAGCGGGTAGGTGCTCAGAGTAATACAGCAGGGTCAATATCACAATGACCGACTCCCTCCTAGTTATCCACAGATAGCCCTGCTTGTGGATAACTTATTAAAATTTCGGGCGGGGCAATTTCCCCTTCCAGTATCAATATAAGAGAGAGAGGATAGATAGAAGGAGGGAATACTCTTGCTCTCTCTCCTAGTGGCTTTCTGTGCCGTATTTGATAGGGCAGTTACTTATGCGATAGGACTCTTCCAGAGAGGCAGATAATCTGGGCTTATCTGTGCTCAGCTGTGTTTAGAGCGCGACAGTAGCCGAACTCTCTCTGTCGATTTAGCTCTTTAGCAATTTGTCGACAATTTGCTTCGCTGGCTCTCTCTCCTCAGCTGAGTTCAGGCTCTTTTAGCAATTTTTGGCTCTTTTGTCAAGTTTTTGCCCTGTGGATAACTTTCTCAGCTGGCTCACAGGAAAGTTTGTGTTGGAATAGCAAAGCTATTCCAAGGTTTTTTATAGTTATATGCTTATTTTGCTAAGCTGGGCAGAGAACGCCAACGCACCGACACAAACAAACTGAGGCTAGAGCCCAAAAATTGCGGGCACACCAATAAACCCAGCGTTTAAACTAGGTTTATTAGTGTTTTCCCACCCAGGAAAGTTAGTTATGGAATTAGCTGGGTTATGCTACTTCCCTCTCTCTATCTATACAGGTATCACATACGCAATTTTTCGCGCAAATTGGACACCCGTTTGAACAATCACCTAAGTGAAAGGTAGTCATAGGTCGTCTCCAACCTGTAGTAGTTCGTATCTATCCCACATATCTATATCCTCAGCCCATTTTGGAGGCTCTATAATTTTGCCGTCTAAGAACCAATCTTCTCCATTGGAGTTCTCGGTTACCCAGCCTGACCAGCGGTAGTCTTTACCCTCATGCTCTACCACAATGTTAGTCTCAGTACAGATGTTCTGCTCGTACTTATTCTTAATCTTCATACAAATCCAATCCGACATCTTCGCCCGCTTTTAACAAGCCGTGTCTAGTTAAGTATTCTTGTGCGTAGTATTTAGCCTCATCTTCAGGTAGCCCAACTTCCATAGCCCAAGCCGTAGTTAAGTCCAGTACCTTCCAAGCGTCAGTCATGCTCATTTTTGCCCCTCCAGATATATCTCTTCATAGTCTTTCTGTATCTCTAGATAAGTATCCTTATCGTCTAACAGAGCCTCAGCAAAGGCGATAATTTCGGCGGGAACTAAACTGGCGTCTGTAATAATCTTATTTTGAGAGTAGTGAGCAACATCTAAGTCAGCCACAATGTTATTGCCGTCAGGGTAAGACTCATAGACACCTTCGAGCAGGATTTCCCACTCGAAGCCTCCATTGTCATTGACCCAGTAATACATATGGGGCTTTGTCTCTTCGGTCATTATTTTGCCCCCAATGGTGCTAGCGGTGATGATAAACCTAGTTCAGAAATCTGGGGGGATAGATTGTCTATCTCCTCATCTAAGTTAGCACGTTCAGAGTAGTAGTTATGAACTTCATCTCTAGCCTCAGCCTTTAACAGATAGTTTAAGTCCACAGCAACGCCAATAGCCACATCTAGTAGCACGATTGCGTCAGGGTCGCCCTGTAGATACTTCTCTGCGATTTCGCGGATTTTAAGACTCATTTCATTTGCCCCCAGTTTAGTAGTTCGTATGTACTTATCTTTTTAATTGCCTGATGTTCACATGGACACTTGATATCAAAATCAGCCTCGGGTATATAGGAGGTCATTTCAATCTGTGAGTCACACTCGGTACACATATAGGTGTGCTTTTGCCAAGCCATTGTTCTCTCTCTTTCGTTTGGGTGGGTCTTACATAACGAACTTTACTCTCACTCTCTCTTTATGTATAGCAACGGCACGAAAATACTTATCCACAGTTTCATACACATGTGGATAACGCGAGATGTTTGTG